GGGGCGCCGGTGGCTTTTTCAGCCCCCGGCCCGCCCCGGGGGCCCGCAAGGAGGGGAGGCGATGGGCCTGTGTCTTGTGCAAGTTGCTCGACAAGGTCGATCCGGGTCATTGCGACCGATATTGAATACAACAAGCCGGCATAGACCGGCAACCCCTCGGACCTGCCGCGTGCAGGTTTTTTTACGCCGACCTTCAAGGCCAATCATGTCCATCCCTCCGCTCGACCCTCACCGCAGAATCCGTTTCGACGGAACCATCAACCTTGGCCACGTCCTGACGATGCTGACCTTCATCGCCGCCGGCGTCGTCGGCTGGACCGCCATGGACAAGCGCATCACCGTGCTGGAAGAGGCCCGCATGGTGCAGCAACAGATCGACAAGCGGCAGGACGAGGACCGCAACGAGATGAAGAAAACGGTCAGGGAGGACATGAAGGAAATCATCCGCAAGGTCGACATTCTCGTTGAGCGAAGGAACTGAGATGGACATGAAACTCGTGGAAGACTGGCGCGCGATCCTGAAACGCGCGTGGTCCGTGAAATTCAATATCGCCGCGACCCTGTTCGGCGCCGCCGAGGTGGTCGTCGCCATCGTGCAGCCGGCGGCCATCCCGAACGGTGTCTTCGCCGGCATCGCCGCGACGATCTCGGTCTTTGCCAACGTGGCGCGCATCATGGCGCAGAAGGAGTTGACCGATGCGGCTGTCAAATAACGCGGCAAAGCGCGGCGGCCTGGCTGCGCTGGTAGGAGCCGTCGCCGCGGCGGCCCTTTACTCGTTCACGCCGGCGCAGGAAGGGCGCAGCTTGCCCACCTACCGCGATCTCGGGGGCGTGCTCACATACTGCGACGGGGCAACGGAAAACGCGGTGTGGGGCAAAGTCTACACGCCGGCCGAGTGCGACGCCCAGCTCGACCGCGACCTGGCGCGCCACGCCGAAGGCATCAACGCCTGCATGCCGCTGGACCGGCTGACGGTCGGCCAGCGCATTGCATTCGTTGACACGGCCTATAACGTCGGGGTGGCGAATTTCTGTGGCTCGAGCATGGCCAAGCGCGCCAATGCTGGCGATGTGCTGGGTTCGTGCACGGCACTGTTCGAATGGAATGGCATCGTCAAGAAGGTGCCGCAGCCAGACGGCACCGTAAGGCGCGTCAAGGTGCCGATCAAGGGCCTGGTGCTGCGCCGCCTGCGCGCCATCGAAATCTGCCTCACGAGGAAATAGCCATGATCGACATCATCCCCGACCGCTACCGGATGCTGGCCGGCGGCCTCCTGCTGCTGGCCTGGACCGCCGGTGCCGCCTTCTCGGGCTGGCACTTCCGCGGCATCAAGGCTGATGCCGAGATTGCCGCCCTGCAGGTGGAGCGCGCGACGGAGCGCGAACAGCAGGCCACCGCGGCGCTCACCACTCTCAAGGCCGACGCCGACGCCATCCACCAGGCCGCGACCGAGTATGCCGCCATCGAAACCACCCTCGCGCCGAAGATCGCGGCGCTCACCAAGGAACTGCGCAATGCGAAGCCTCTGCCTGCTGATTGCCGCCCTGACGATTACCGGGTGCGCAACCTCGACGCCGCCATCGACGCCGCCAATCAAGCCATCCCTCGATAGCGCGCTGGCCAAACCCTGCCCGCCGGTCGAGCGGCCCGAGTCTGCCGACTACGACATCTGGCAGGCCTGGGCCGTGGCCCTGCTCGGGCAGTATGCCGACTGCGCCGCACGCCATTCGAAAACCGTTCAAGCCTGGCCGAAATAAGGACTACCATGACCACTCCCATCATCGACCCGAAGCTGATCGAGTTCGCCACGCCGCGGCAAATCGAGTTCATCGAAGCGATCGAGCAGCACGGCGGCTACCGCAAGGCGGCCAAGGCGCTCGGGCTGTCCAAGAGCACGATCTGCGAAGGGATCAACCGGCTCAAGGCTGCGGCGGCACGCAAAGGGTATTCGCCTGAGCACGACATGCTGCGCACGGTGCCGGATGGCTTCAAGCTCAAAGGCGTCTCGACCTACTATGACAAGGACGGCAAACCAACTGCGCAATGGGTTAAAAGCAGCGCCGACGCCGACAGGCAAGCCGAGATGATGCGCGAAGCCTTCGGCGCCATGGCGGCCGAGTTGCCGCGCCTGCCCGCCACGAAGTTTATCGGTGCGTTAGGTGACGATGACCTGCTGAACTGCTTCGTTATCACCGATTTCCATATGGGGGCCTTGAGCTGGGCGCCCGAGACCGGAGCGAGCTGGGACATCGATATCGCCGAACAGACGATCGTCGCCTGGTTCGAGCGCGCCATAGCGCAGTCGCCGAATGCCAAGACAGCCGTCCTGGCGCAGATTTCGGACCTGCTGCACTGGGATGGGTTCGACGCTGTCACGCCGGCCTCTAAGCACCTCCTCGACGCCGACACTCGCTTCCCGAAGCTGGTCCGGATCGCCATCCGTGTGCTGCGCCGGATCATCACCATGCTATTGGCCAAGCACGAGCGCCTGCACATCATCATGGCCGATGCGAACCACGACCCGGTCAGCCAGGTGTGGTTGCGTGAGTGGATCGCGGTCCTGTATGAGGACGAGCCGCGCGTCACAGTCGATACCAGCCCGTCGCCCTACAACGCTTACGAGTTCGGCAAGGTCGCGCTCTTCACGCACCACGGGCATAAGCGGAAGGTGACGAACGTGTCGGAGGTGTTCGCTGCGCAGTTCCGGGAGATGTTCGGGCGCACGAAGTACGCCTATGCTCACACCGGCCACCTTCATCATGTTGACGTGAAGGAAAACAACCTGATGATCGTGGAGCAGCACCGGACCCTGGCGGCGCCGGATGCCTACGCGGCGCGCGGCGGCTGGGTGACGGGCCGGGATGCGAAGGTGATCACCTACCACCGCGACTACGGCGAAGTCGGGCGCATCACGGTTAGCTTCGATATGATCCGAGGGCAGGTCAAGGAGGCCGCCTGATATACTGTATGCATGAACAGTAACCCGTCACCGATGGCCTTCAAGCCACCGCTCAGCAAAGACGCGCTTCGCGACATCCAGGACCGCAATCCGGACTCGGCCGACGTGCGCGCGCTGCTATGGGAGGTCAAGCGCCTACGCGCCCTAGTGCTGCGATCGCACGACTATTTCCGGCAGACGGCGACGTCGACCACCGCGATGATGCTGGCCGATGCAATGCGGCGCGATCTGGCCGATGAACCGGTTATTAGGGAGCAGCCGCGGTTATCTGATTAATTGACAGCCGAATGAATGCCGACATTAATTAAGAGGTCGCGGAGGAAAAATCAGTTAATTCTGTCATTACGTCATATGCTTTGTTGCAAAGGTCTTTCGCAGCAATGTAAACTAACATTTTTTTCTGGGTTAATGGCATACCATTCTGCTCTAAGTAAGATTTGATTTCTTCCGCCAAGCGTGAGGCCTCTTCCGACTGCCCATTCTGTATAGCGAAGTTTTGCCTCATACGCATCTTCGCTATTTCCCCACGCATGCTCCCAGCTGCAATTAGGCATTCACGATAACGGATCGTAACCGTTCCCGTTAGTTGTAAAAGTTCCGGGAAATATAGCTGTGAAAGCATTTCAAACTCATCAATCGGCGCTCCAGATGCCAGGTCTTCCCCAGCAATTGCGTTGGTGCCAACGTCGGAAGCGTGAGTTGCCAAAGCAAATCCGGCGACGATAAGTTGTTCAAGCTTTGCCCTCTTCAGGGCATTGCTTTCTCGCCTTATCCAGTCGCCATGATTGAGGGCCAGCTCTACAGCTTTAGTAGCTGCAGTCGTTTTTTCCAGATGTTCGATGATAAGCTTAGCGTCCGCTTTAGTCGCCGCAACTTCGCCGCGTTTAGTTAGATTTGCTCTTAAATATGCTCCAGCCACTGTGCCAAGAAATGTCATGGCGAGCAAAAGCAAATAAAAAGGCCACGTTTCTCTTATAGTGGCGTTAGCGATTTCGCTAGCAAGCTTTTCTAACATTGCATCGTTCATTCAGTTTTCTCGTTGGTGATTTATTTATTTGGTCGAATTGCGCTACTGGCGATTTGCAGCTTACTTGCCATAGAATCTCAGCGCCCTGCCTGCTCGCACTTCACAAGAAACTCAGCCCACAACTCGAGCGCCTGGCGCCGCTCCGGTATCTCCTCGCGCACGTCGTAAATCCCCTCCATCCCTTTCAAGGTGTGGTTCAGGGCGATCTCCGATATCTCGCGCGAGACGCCGAGGTTCCGCATGTGCCCTTTGGCCGTGCTGCGCGTGTCATGAGGCGTAAAGCGCCTGATGTCGATCGCGCCGCGCTTGAATGCGCTGTCGATCGCAGTCCACAGGGTCGTGTTGCCGACGTGCTTGCCCTTGTTCGGCGCCCGCCTGGCCGGCAGCACCCACTCATCGCCGTCGGCCAGTTCCCGCAGCTGCCGGAACCATGCGGCGACGGTCGGGGTGATGGGCACAAGGAAGCCGACGCGCGTTTTGACTGACTCGTCGGGCACGAACCACGTGCCGCGCTCAAGGTCGATGTGCCCCCAGCGAGCCTTGACCAGCTCGATCGATCGAACGCAGGTCGCGAGCATGATGCGCAGGGCCAGGGCGTTCTCGGTGCCGATGCTGTCGATGCCGGCCAGGAGCTTTCGCAGTTCCTCTTCCGATAGCATCACGCGCTTGCGCACCGGTGGCCGCGGGCCCAGGAGGGCGGTCAGCTTGATCCCCGATGCAGGATTGACCTTGATGAGCTGGCGCCCGATCGCGTGGTCAAACAGCTTGCTGGTCGTGGTCAGGATCCGTTTCTGAACGGTCCAGGTGCGCCCCGAGCTTTCCAGCATGTCGACAATATCCTCGGGAGATGCCGAGCGCACCTCTACGGCGCCCAGGCGCGGCAGGATCACATCGTCGAGATCGCTCTTTCTATAGGCGACCGTCCGCACTGCGTACTGGCCGCTATCGAGCACCTTTTCTATATAATCTTTGACAAGCTCGCGCACAAGCCAGGCGCCGCGCAAGGCGAGCCGTTCCTTGCGTTTTTCCGCCGCAGGGTCTTGGCCCTTGTCAACGGCGACCCGATGCTCGGCCGCGAGCTTCCTGGCGGCTGAGAGGCTGAGGTCGGGGTAATTACCGAGCGTGAGCTCGCGCGCGCGGCCGCCGAGCATGTAGCGCAGCACCCAGGTTGCCGTGCCGGCCTTCGACAGCGTAAAGGTGAGGCCCGCGCCGTCGGACTTGGCGACCGGATCGCCCTTGGCTACCCAGCGCCGAATCTGTATGTCGCTGAGCTGGTTGATTGCTCGTTTGGCCATCGCTGCACCCTGTGGTGGTTACGCCTGCGGATCGTAGCTAGCTACAAATCTAGCTACAAATTAGGGTTGCGCTTGCAGGCTTTAAGATGAGACAACAGGATACAGCATTGCGGCCATCACAGAGGGAAAATGCGGTAATGTGAGACAGGTAGAAACGTTCCTAGAACACACTGAGGCTTGCAGGTGATGAGCTTGAATGCGGTCATATGTGCCAGTATTCATGCGGGTTTTGCGGTGTTTTTGTAGCTAACTGCCGCGTTAGCTACAATCCTAGCTACAAATCAGTTATGAGACAGGTTGAGACAATGACGACATTGTGCGGCCTCGTCAGTTCTTCGGTTTGCCCGCGATCAGGCGATCGATACTTGCGCCGGTGACCCGGGTAGCCGTACCGATCTTGATCACCTCGAGTTCGCCGCGGCCAACCAGCCTGTAGATAGTCGCTCGGGACACATCCAGCTTTTTCATGGCGCTGGCTACCTTGTAGAGAATCTGTTCCATAGTCGCTCCTTGCTCAAATTATTCTGGCTTCTTTTCGTGCACGCACCCCGCGCAGCGCGGATCCGGCGTCGTCTTTGTGTACTGGCATTCGGTCGTCATCACGTGCCGGACGTCGACATAGACCGGAGTCCGGTGCGGCGCACCAAAGCCATCTCGAAACGTTCCACTCCAGCCGGCTTGTGCCTGGTGTGTGACGGCGCCGGCCACCGGCCGCGGCTTGTTGTGGCAGCCGTTCAGTTGCATGGCTTCTCTCCTTCTCCTGGGTGAGCAGGAGCGGCCCCAGATTGTGCGTACTCGGCAATGATCGCGACCATTTCCTCGAACGTGTCTTCTGGCACTGCCACCATGCCATTGCGCAAGTTGAACTGGAACGGCGAGAGGAAGAATCCCCAAAACCTCTTCGGCGTGGCCTTAATCTCTTCGCGCGAGAGTTTGCAGTAGTCGTTCTTCATGCATCCTCCCCGGCTTTCGCCTCTGGTGGCTGGGGAGCGGCGGCGATTCTCATCCAGTGAGTGACGTTGCCGGTGCTTAGCAGGTCGCACTCGAACATCGAGCAATTCACCATGTAGCGTGTGACCTCGACCCACGGCACGCCAGGGTGGCCGGGATGCTCGGCATTGCCTACCCGGCCAGCGAAGCGCGTCACCAGCACGCGCTCGCCAGGTTCTGGCAGTTCGTCCTCGACGCTGATCCACCCGGCTTTCTCCACCTCTCCCGCAGTCGGAATGCCGGTATCGGGTGCTGGTGCAGCGAGGTTGGCGAGGATGAGCGCCTGCATCGCGGGTGATCCAAAACGGCTGTGTTCGGTTGGCGCATCAGCAGCTGCTGCTGCCTTGGTGGCAGCGCGGTAGAGCGGAAAAGGTTTGAACTCGGGCGCCCATGTGCATTCCGCGCCCCATTCGACATCAGGCGTTTCCATCGGAGTGTGATCAAGGTTGAGCGCGCAGGCCCATGCTACCGGCTCGCCTTGTTGCGCTCGATCCGCCGAGTTATCCACAAGGCTACCGTAATTCGTTACGGCACCATCGCCGCCCTCCGCGCGGCACCGGGTAGCCAGCTCATCGGCAAATACCGGGTTGCATTTGCCGTCGCAGTATTGCGGCAGGGCGCACCGGCAGTCGCCGTAATGGTCGATTTTGCGCGGCTCGATGCCCATGCCGTCGCAGTGATGGCACTGGTAGTTCTGGCCTTCGCAAACAGAGCACGGCGTTTGAGTCTTGCGCCATGCCGGTTCCGCGCGCAGGGCGGAATCACATCCCTCCTGCTGCGGAGTATTCTCGGAGCGATGCGCTCGATCCGCTTCTACAGCAGCACGGGCGTAGGCTTGCATCTGTTCGCTGGTGAAATAGGGCTGGCTTGCCAATTGCAGCGACTCGCCCGGCTCCTTCATCGACTCCCACACACGCACATAAATCTGCGAGGTCGGCAATTCAAGCAGCGCACCATCTGGAACGGCAGCGGCAGGAGATGCGGTGCAGAACGGGCAGGTTTCAGGCTCCCATGCGTCCGTCTCGGTAACGTCGCCGCAGCAGTCCCATTCTTTGCGGTAGGTGCTCATGCCTTCTCCTTGGTGTCCGTGGTGTCTTTCGGCTGGGCCGCGATAGCTGCTTTGACGGCAGACTCGTATTCGCCGCCATGCAATTCGGTCAGCTTGTCGCCATCACACCGCACCAGTGTGAAGCGCCCGTTGAGGCTCTTCCCATCGCGCACGATGAAACGCCACAGCGCCGCATCCTTCGCATCTACTTCTCCCGCTCCTTCCTTAGTGGGGAGAGGGACGGCGTAGACGATGCGCGCCTCGAAGTTCGGAATGCTGCTCGCGGTGTCATAGGCACGCTGATCGACGTCCTCCCATGCCATGCCGTTCGGCACCTTGGGCCGCGTCTGGTAGATCGCCACTGGCTCTGCCTGCTGTCCGGCAGGTGCTGCACCCTCGGGCCATGCGGTGCGCAAGTGGTGGATGTGCAGGACCATGATGTCGGCGTCGATGGCGCCGCCTTCTTCTAAGCCCAGCGCGTCGTGAATCTTCGTCAGGTCGTCGCAGGCGGCGCGCACCACCACTTCCAGCTGCTTCTCGCGTTCGGTCTGCCCGGCAGGTGCAGCGCTACCAGCACGAGCAAGGGCGAGCTGCCAGCCGCGCCAGTGGCCGTCTACAGCGTTGTGCTTGTAGTGCCCTGCGGGCCAGCGCTCCAGAGAGATATCGGGATTTAGCTTGCGGATTTCCGCCTCAAACTCGGCGCGGCTCTTGTTCAGTTCTTTGTTGTCCATGTCTCAGTCGATCCATTTTTGTTCAAGGGAGCACCACATCACCGGCACAGCTTCGGTGACAACGTGAGCGGCAACTACATCGTCGTGCGGGTAGCCAAGGCGGTAATGTCCTTCGTCGCGCAGGGCGACCAGCGTTTCGCCTTCGTCCAGTTCGACAGTGATGCGCCGCTTGCCGCGCGCTTCAGTTTCTTTGATGACTTTCATATCAATCCTCTTTCTTGTTGTTCGTGCGCTGCGCGCGGCCCGATGCGGTGCGATTTTTCGATGTCAGCATTTGGCCCCTCACGACCCAAGCCGACCATGCTTCGCATAATCGCGGGCAATGCACTCATCGAATCGACCGTCGTACGGTTCTGGCTGGGCCTGCGGCGCATCGCGGGTTTCCGCCGTGTCAGCGGCACACTTCCATGCTTTGATTTCGCGCTCGGTCATGTGCATGTAGCTATCGCAGCCACACGCGGGACAAACTGATTGCGTGGCGCTATTGAACTTCGGATGCGGCACCGATTTGAGGTCGGTTTCGTAGCCGCGCCACTTGCATTTCGTCTTCCCGCAGCGGATCGGGGCAGTGCCCCATGCTGGGCGGCTCATTGCCGCTCTCCTTTCGCGTCAGCGGCACGTTCCATGCCTTGCTCATCGGTTGCGACGGGCTGGGCGGGCAATACAGGGATCGGTGCCCAATGGCTCGGCCAGTGGTGCATGTCGCCTTCGTGCGTGTAGAAAGCGCCGTCCACGTATTCGGCTGCGCCTGCCACCTGCGAGTTCTCGCGGTTGTTGTAGGGCCAGTACAGGATGGCGACGGTCTGGTTATCTTCTGGCTCTCGCTCGTCCACGCTGATCCACTGCTGCGCTGGTTCAGCCGTTACTGGTGCGCCAGGAGTGGATAGGCTCGCGAGAACTTCGCGCTCGATGGCTCGGGCGAATGGCTCCACACGGTTATAGCGGTCGATGTGCGTAAGGCTCATCCACAGTTCTGAGATGCGCTGCGGCGTCAGTCCTGCCCCTGCATCTTCCGGTCCGTCGAGGTCCATTGCAGCAGTCAGTTGCTCGGCCTCGTTATCCCATTGCTGATCGCCTGCCCCTGCATCTGCTGGGGTGGCGAGAGGGGCGGCAGGCTTGACCTTGGGCTTGCGGGTCGCGGCGTCCCAATCCTCGGCTTTCAATGCGGCGCGTGGCGGGTCCATCACGTCCAGCAAATCATTGTCGGTCGCTTGCTCCGCAGTTGGCGCGGGCGGCAACGATTTCCAGTGCGTTACCCATCCTTCGGGCAGGTATTCCACCTCTTCGGAAAAATGATCGTGCTTAGCCCAGCCGGTGGCGAACCAGCGCGCCGCTATCACCGCCGTGCCGTTCGTTGCGAGTACGGCCTCGCCCTGCAATGGCCCTTCGTCCCAGATGCCGCGCCAATCGCTCTGAACATCGGCGATGCCCGCAGCATCCGCCGCGCCATCCGTATAACCCCGACGATAGCCCTCGGTCGCGCGCAACTCGTCTTGCAAGTTCTCGATCTTCGCGCCCATGCGGATGCAGTTCGCCACTTCCACCGCCAGAAGCGCCCGCAGCTTCAGATTGCTTGCCGCGCGCCACTCCGGCTTGTCGAGGCGATCCAGCGCCGCCTTTTCTTCCTCGCTCAGATTGTCGGCCATCCGCTCGGCGGTAAGCTCGACGGCTCGGCGCTCGTTGGCGATTTCAAGGATATCGACCTGCTTACGCGCCACGCCCTCCATGTAGCCAAGGCGGTAACCCTCGGTCTTGCGCAGTGCATCGTCGCTGTGGAGCGCCGGGCTGATCTCCCCCGGAGTAAAGCCCATTGCGGCGTCAATCGCCTTGTCGAAGTCCTCGCCAGCGCGGTAACCGATAGCCTCGTAGACCACGGTGCCCCACGACTGCTGATTCCGCAGCCAACGATACCGCACAGCATCTCTCGCCTGCTCGGTGTCTGCTGCCACTGGAGCAGCGAGAAGTGCGCATACGTCGCCAAACAGCACGTATTGACCGTCCGCGCAGTCGATCATTTCGCCAACGTCGGCGGCATGGGTCGCAGGCTCAAACCGCTGGAGCTTCGCCAGCCCTGCCTGTCCTGCTGCTGGTGCAGCGGAAGGAGATGCGGCAGCCCGACGCACCGCCATCGCCGTCAGCGCCGACAGCAGGCGCACCAGGTCGGGATCGTTGAACAGGTGGTCGACGTTCTCGTTCTCGACCAGCAGCGTCGTGATCTCGCGCATCGTGGCGCGCAGCAGGCCGTCGGTGGCGCCCGGCAGCGGCAGCAGGCGCAGGATGTCGTCGGCGGTGCCGATCATGACGAACTGCTGCGGCTCGGACTCGGGGAAGACGACGGCGGTGCAGGAAGCGCGCTCGGCCTTGAGCAGCGCGGCGGCGCAATTCAGCAGGGCCTGCTGCCGCTCGACTCGGATCGGCTCGCTGCTGGGCTCGCCGCCATGCTCCCAGTCGATGCGCTGCTCGGGCAGCTGGTCTTCCATTCGGCGTTTCTGATCCGTCATGCTGGTCTCCCGTTCGATGGTTTGGTATGCGGGCCAGAGCGCGTCTGGCTTCATTCGGTAATTCATGCGGCAATGCCGAGGCTGTTCTTGAGCGCCTGGACGAACTTGTAGCGAACCGCGGTGGTCTGCAGGTGCTCGATCAGGCGCTCGGTGTCGCTGATCTTCTGGATGCGCCACTGCACGCCCGTCAGGCGCACCGGCGGCTGGTCGCGCCCGGCGCCGCAGTCGCTGGCGATCGACTGCTCGATTTCGCGGATGCGCTCGAGCTTGAACATCTCGAACATCGGGCCCGGTGGCGTCCAGGCGCGAACCTGGGCGAGCACGAACTCGTATTTGCTGCGCAGCGCCGCCTTGTCCGCCTGCTTCTTGTCCCACTCGGCGCGCGCTGCGGCGTATTCCGCTTCGCATGCCTGCTCGGCGCCTTCCTCGGTCATGGCCTCGAAGAGCGTCAGTTCCAGGCGCGCCGCCACCAGCTCGGGCGAGACCGGGCCATCGTCCAGTGCGAAGTCCAGCGCCTGCGGGCCGCGCAGCGTGATCTGCGCGCCGGCCACGACGCCGCAGCGCATCAGGTAATCCTCGAAGGTTCCGCCTTGCTGAATTGCGACTGCGCATCCGATAGCCATGATGTCCTCGCTACGGTGAAAAGGTGATCAAGCTTGCCGAAACACGACGCCGCGGGCGGCGCCAAACGCGGCCAAGAATTCGATGAACTGCGCCGCTTCCTTGACCGTGAAGTTGCGCGACTGGATGCCGAGCTGCACGATGCGGCGCCCATCGAAGCTCGGTACGACCTGGCCCTCGCCATCGAGCGGCGTGCCGGCGGCGCGCATCTCGTCGGCAAACTCGTCGATGAGCAGGCGCTTCATGGATTCGTCGTCCCACTTGCGGCCGATGTGCTCGACCTGGGCGGCGATCTCGCCGATCATGGCGTGGTAGCGCATCTCCTGTGCACGCTTCTTGACCGGCTCCGAGAACACGACCATCCAGCCGGACGGCGCTTCCATGCAGAAGGCCGCAGCACTCTGGCGCGCCTGCTCGTGCACCAGGAAGAATGGGCGGCGCTGGCTGGTCATTACGCGGCCCTCGCCTTGAAACGTTCGACCTGCTCATCGACCTCGCGCAGGAAGGCGCGAACCTCGGTCTCAAGCTCCGCGATGTAGGCGTCCTCGCGCATGACCAGCTCGTGGTAGAGGCGCAGGTGCTCCGGCATGCGCGGGTCGTAGCTGACAAACCACCACTTCTGGCGTCCTGTCACCCACATGCAACCTTGCACCTGCGCGCGGTGTTCGGCCGGCATGCCGCTTCGGATCGTCTCCAGGTGCACGGTCGAGTTCTTCGGGCACTTCGACTCATAGCCGGCATCCTTGCCGATCAGGCCGTCGGGCGAGCAGCCGACCCATGGAATCGACGCATGCCGCACAAAGCTGGACTCGGTGACTATCAGGCCAGTCTCCGATTCGAAGGCCGTGCGCGCAAAAGGCTCGACATCCTTGCCCCAGCGCAGCGAGTAGGAGTCCGGTCCTTGCTCCTGGATTCCCGTCAGACGCTCGGTCACGAGCCTGAGCAGGTACTCGCCGCGCGCTGCCGCCGGCTTGCCGTCCTTCTTCTTCGACATGATCGCGGCGAAGTTTGAGGCCGTGGCATGCCCGCAGCGATCTGCGTGCCAGCCATCGGTTCGCTGTTCATTCGACATCGATAATCCCCGCTGCGCGATCTTTCAGCGCTTGAAGTTCACTTTGGAGAGCAACACGCTCGTGTTTGGAGAGGGCGGTCCATGCAGCCTGCAGGGCCTCGGTGCCTTCGTCCGCTTTTGCGGTCAAGTCGGCCAGCAGGCTTTCGCGACGATCGGCGTCGAGTACATGCTCGGCCTGCGCCTGGGCGGCTACTGCGGCGCCGCTGCGCTGTGTTGGCGCGCCGTTGTCGACGATGCGCTCTGCTTCATCCTGGTCAAAGATGCCGACATAGCCGAAGGCAAGGCGGGCGCACTGGATCATGGCCTTATGGCGCAGCATGCGCTTCGGGTGTGACTGCCAAGGCTGCGTGCCACGCTTACACTCGCTCAGGTACTCGGTGACCTTGACCGGGTGCGAGCGGTCCTTGCGGTAGATGATGCAGGTGCAGCCTTCCTCATCCTGCAGGAAGTCCATGCCGTCGAACTGCGGGTGCGTGTTAATGATGCGCGACCAGCCATCGACGCCCACCACCGGCACGATGCCGTTGTTCTTGTCGGGGAAGGCGTAGATTTCCTTGGTCCAGGGATTGAGGCCGTAGTTGGCGGCCACGATCAGGAGCGCCGACATTTGCGCGTCCGACACCTGGCCCTTGAAGGCGGTCTGCTTCAGGACCGTCACCAGCTCGTCCGACTGCGGAATCGACAGCTTGGCGGCCAGTTGTGAGGCTTGCGCCGTTACCAGTTGAGTGCTCACGATTTGCCTTTCTGCGGAGACTATGCCCGCGTAGGTTGGAGGTTGAAGCGGTGCTACAGGTCGTAATACTTGAATGCCAGGAAGAGGGCGCGACTGCGATAGAAGCCATACGCGCGCCACTGGCGGTATCGGCGCAGCAGCTTCATTTGCGCGCCACCTTGTCGAGCTTCGCGACGGCCTGCTCGATGAGCATCACCTGCGTATAGGTCTTCTGCTTCAGCATCAGCACTTCGGCGTAGCCGACGGTGGCCCAGCAGAGCAGGGCGACGAGGCAGCAGGCGATGTAGGTGACGATGCCCATGCGCTCGTTGTTGGCGGTGTTGGCTTCCATCACAGCACCCATGCGGAAACGAGCAGGGCCAGCGATGTGGCAGCGGCCAGGCAGATTGCGAGGTCGATCTTCGCGGCGTGGAGCTGGTGCTCCGAGATTGGTTTATCCATATGCGCTCCCCTTATCATCTGCGCCGGCGCGGCCGGCTTCGGTGTTGTAGTGGTGGCCGGTGCTAATCTCCGGCTTCGTTGCCACGCGGTGCGGCCGCGATTGGTGGTGGGATCCCGGTTGAGAACTGCTACCCCACTCGACACCGCCCCCGATACCTGTTGCATGCCCTCACGGGTGGGCCACCTTTACCTTGAGCGATGCCTCGCTTTGGTCGTATCGGCGCTTCCTGTTCGCTGCGCATCAGCCTGCGCTTTCACCACAAGGGAGCCGACTGACCGGTTTTCCCCGTCCGCGCCGTAATCGCCTCCACATGCGCCCTACGGTTGGCAACATGCAGAACAATCGGCTCTCTTGTGGGCTCGTTGACGGGAGCCAGGCGGCCAGTGACGCAGGCGCGGGCCATACTGGACCAAGGGATCGTCAGGTCGGTGATCCGTCCCTTCACCGGGCTTGTACTGCGGCACCCGGCGACCGCTTGAATCTGTCCTGCCACCACCACCACCGACTACCTGCTGTCTTTCCAGCTGCCCGGTGCACCCTCGCGCCCTAAAGGCCTCACCGAAGTGAGGTGGAGATCGGGCTTCCCAAACGCTATGCACCTGCGGCCGTTATTGACCCGACGAGCCGCTGCGGTCGACTACCGCTGATCACTGCTGGCACTGCTCAAAACTCGGTACTGCTTGTGTCCTTTGGTATGGCTTCGCGGGCTTGTCGCGGCGCAGGGCGTCGGCTTCGGCCATCAGCTCGTTCACCAGGGCGCGGTCGATGCCCAGGCGGCTGACGATCTCGATGCGGCCATACATGCGCTCCTGAACCCAATCCTTGGCCGGGTGCCGCATCAGCCGCATGTCGTCCAGCAGCTGGCGGGCGAAGACCTTGCCGACGTCGCTCAGGATGCTCATGCTGCCCTCCAGCTGCGACGATCGCGGGCCATCACCGGGAAGTCGCACAGGGCTCGCTCCAGGCGCTCGTTTGCCGGGTCACGCTTCACGTTGCGGTCGAGCCATTCGCCCATCTCGCTCAGCTGGTCGCGGGAGAGCAGGTCGGCCAGGTTGATCTTGGTGCCGGCCGGCGCCGCAGTCGTGACCTCGAAGCCGTTTTCCTCGCTGGCCCAGCCGTACAGGTCGAGCTTCAATTCGTCGCTGAACTCGTAGCCCTGGTAGAGCAGTTGTCCGTCGATAGCCATGGCGACCTCCTAGCGATCATTCGTTTGCTTTTGCACCGGGACCAGAAACCAGCCCAGCTGCCTGCGGATTTCTTCAGGGGAAGGGGGTGCGGTACGCTGCACCTGACGTTCCTGAAGCCACTGCCTTACCTGCTGCTTGTCCGGACTCGACATGATCAGTTCCTCTGGCTGGTGCGGAGAACCCGCGAAATCCTGCTGACGCTGGCCTTGATGTGATCCGCAAGTGGAATCACCGCATAGCCGATGACGCAGGCCAACACGAGGGCAAGGAGGGCGTAGGCAACTGTGTTTTTCATTTGCTTGCTTCTCCTTTTCCTGAGTGCCGCGTCAATGTGTTCAATATATACCAGAAAATCTAGCGTTACAAGAAAAACTAGCAAAATATTTTGCGCCGTTGCTTTTCTGGCTTTTGGGGGATTGTTGCGATGTACAGACGAAAAAAATCCCGCGCTTGGCGGGATATACGGAAGGGGTGGGGCGGGACTACTGGACGATCGGCACGCCGTTCATTTCGAAGCCGGCGCAGACCTCCCTGGCGCGCGGGTCGGATCGCACCAGTGCAGCTGCTTCATCACTTGAGCTGCTGCGCGCGACAGCCGACTGGATCGCAGCAGCGCACGCCTCTTTGTCCTTCTCGGCTTTCGCTTCATTGATTCGGCCGCCGGTGATGAGGATGCCGCCCAGCGCTGCAACAGCGACCAGGGGCAGCCACAACAGGCGCTTCGACCTGCGCCGCCTGGCGCCGCATTGCGGACAAGTTGCCGCGTCCGTGCTGATCTGCGCGCCGCATTCGGCGCATGCCGTCAAAGCCATTTCGGTCTCCCTGGTGGTGGTTGAACAAGCTGGCTTATGCACGTCACATAAGGCCCGCGCACCTCGCCGGCGAAGAGTGCGAAACGAATCGCACGGTCATAGATTCCTGTAGATTTACAGCCGAGAACTCGTTAAACTACTGTACATAAACACAGTATTGAACTGATCAAAAACTGAGCGATCCTGATACCCCGAATCGGCATAACAACGTTGTTACAGCTTGAGACAATGGCCGCTAAACATTTGTTGCCTTTCGTTCAGAATTGGACTAGCTTTATGAGGAATCGCCTGAATATTCAAGCGCTTCTACTGACCTCGAAGATGAGTCAGCACTTCGCGAAGCATCATCTTCAGTTCTTCGTTCTGCCTCTTCAGTTCGTTCAAGGGCGACGTGTTCAGGCGGGCCAGCATCTCGGCGTTGAGCGAGTGTCCGTTGCGCTCCGCAGCGCTTACCAGCTCGGCGTGCAGACCGGGCGGCACGCGGATCGCGGTCTTTATATGGTCCTGCTGTTTTGGTTGTTGTAGGGGCGGTTTGTTCATCACCCAATTTTTTCACGTGGCCAAGTAATACCTGGCTAAGTGCCTTCAACATGAAGGCAACACAAGCGTGGTAATTGGTGAGTATTTGACTGATCTCCCTCATGTAATATGGGTCAACGTGTGGGATTTTTCCTACACAGCGTGTCGGACAAATTACTACTTGGAGGACGCCATGAGTAAAGTAAGCGCTATGCCGAAGACAGGCCGAGCACCCGTCAATGAACGCTTTGCTCTGCTACCATAATCACGATGAGCGCCCTCATGACAAACGACGAAATAGACGAACAGCGCGCACTGAATTCACTGCGCACGATGGACAGGCGCAAGCGCGCCGAGATGCTTGCTGTACTTGATGCCATGGCGAAGGCCTTCCCCAGGCCGGCGCTCGCCATGGCTAAGAAAGCTTCACTTACCCTTGTGGTCAATGGCGGAGAGGTCGGCGTCCGGCAGGGCGTCCAGCATGACCCTCAGCGAATGCTTCCCGCTCTCCGTCTTAGCACGGTAGGCGCTTAGCAAGGCAGCCTCATCCTCCATAACCCACTGGAGGGTGGGCGCGCCGCGTCTTCCTGGACCTTCCTGCGCGGAAGGTCCGCTTCCCTCGCCAACTCCAGTCATAAGCCACTCCGGGGTAGTCCCTAGCACCTCGGCGACCCGCTGCATCCGATCCCGTTTGGGTGCGGTGCCGCCTTCCTTTTCCCACTGCTGAATAGTCTGCCAGACCACGCCAACCTCTTTGGCGAAGGCCTCCTGGCTCGAGAAGCCGCGCTCGATGCGCTTCTGCCTGATGCGTTGATGAATGCTCATCTCGCAACTATACAAAGCAAAACTAGCATCTGCACCACAAAAATTCCTTGTGTTTGCTAGATTTTCTAGTACACTATAGGTCATGGATACCTCATCTCAAAAAGCTCTTTCAAGGGCGATCGCGCAATACCCGACCCTCAAGGCGTTTTCCGATGCGCTGGAGGTCCGCTACCAGGTCGTGCAGCAGTGGCTTGTCAACGGCGTCCCACCGGAGTACTGCCCAGAGATCGAGAAGCTGACCGGCGAGCGTTGCGAGGACTTGAACAGCAAGGTCGATTGGGCATTCGTACGATCGAACAAACCGCGCCGGCCCAGGCGCCGGGCTTGAGACATCAAGGCATTGAAGCAAAGGCATCTGCTTGAGACAGAGGGGTTCGTGCGCCGCTAAGTCAAGCGTCTCGAACCGGTACGAAGGATCACCGCTCGGAACGATGACGCAGTAGTTCCGAAGCAGGCCCGGTGCAAGGGCCGAGAAGTTGAAGAAGTAGATTGACACAGTATCCATTTCCGGCCCCTTGTGTTTGGTGATCACACAGTAATCCCGACGGAGTCAAAAAGAATGCGCAACGAATCGCAACCAACCTTGATCAGCATTGTTCGCGCCGCTGTCGATGAATGGCGCCGTCGCGAGGGCTGGAGCCGTGAAAGCGTGGTCCACGAGATCACCATCAAACACGAAGAAATCGGCGGTCCTAGCGTCACTGGCATTGTGTTTGACCCGCAGACGCGCGATACGTTCCAGCGAATGAAAGTTAATTCGGACCGCGTGTACCGGTGGCTTGACGATGTGACCAAAGACTGCACGCTGCTGCCTGCGAACTTCCTGCCCTCGGTCCTGGCTGCACTGCCGACCGACCTGCAGCTGCAGTGCGCATCGCAGATCCTGCGCCCGCTGGGCCTCGATGTATGCCGCACCGAGAACGTCGCAGGCGCCACCTTCAATCCGACCGTGCACGCCACGTCGATCATCAAGGAAGGCGCGGAGGCGGCCACCAAGATGCTCGAGATTGGCGCCAATCCAACCCCGGCGCAGATCGAGCAGGTACGCAAGGAAGTCACTGATGTCGCCGAATGCGCCGCCGCCACTCTGCGCGCGCTGCCGGCCGGTCCCACCAAACATTGATCAAGGAGCGAACCATGGCACGCACCAAGTCGGGACAGAAAAGCGCGGCACGCACTGCTGCGAAGGTCATGAAGGCCATCGCCGAGGGCTACGAGCTGTCGGTCGAAATCGCCCAGCGCATGAACGTGGCGCGCGAGACGGTCGACACCTGCCTGCGCAAGCTCGAGATCAGCGGCGACGTGCACCGCATCTGCATCACGCCGGAGGGCGGCAAGCGCTATAACAATTTCTGGCGCCTCGGACCGGGCCTCGAGGACAGCGAGACCCACTGCGTGCGCCGCGGCGACCGCGCGATCATCCGCCTGGTTTCGACCTATCCAGTCGTCGGCGTGCGCGATCCGCTGGTGGCTGCCCTGTTCGGCGCGCCAGGCGCCAAGCCGCAGGCCTTGACGCACTCCGCGCCACGCTGCACTGCTTGCGGCATGGAGCAGGGCGCCGGACATGCCGTGAACTGCCTCGTGCAGCTGGTGGCAGCATGAAAACCACGAAGCCCCTCAAGCCCGGCAAGCCGTTGGTCCGCAAGACGCCCATGGCACGCACCGGCACGCTGCGCGTCGCCTCAACTCAGCTCAAGTCGCGCGTCGCCGGCAAGGTCGAAGAGGGCCAGCCGAAGCCGCGCCAGGTAACGCGCATGAAGTCGCGCGGCCCGAAGATGACGCCGATCCGCCGCGCCGCGCGCAACCAGGAATGCCAGCTGCAGATCCTGGGCGTGTGCAATGGGGACCCGTCGACCACCGTTCTGTGCCACTCGAACCAGCTCGCAGCCGGCAAAGGCATGGGCTTGAAGGCACCCGACACCGAGGCGTGCTTCGGCTGCTCGTCCTGTCACGACGTTCTAGATGGCCGCGCGCCGCGTCCTGCTGGCATGTCGATGGACGACCTGCTGCAGGCCTTCACCTACGCCCGAAAGCGCACTCACGCGATCCTGGCCTTCATGGGCCTGATGGAGAGCAAGGAGGATTTGCCATGCTGACCTATTCGACCTACGGCCCCGACGCCGAGGGCATGTACCACGTCGGTTACCGGCTGCCGTTCGCGCCGAACATCTTCGTGTCGGCGTCGTTCTCACGCAGCGAGAAGGTGGCAGAAGAGGCATGCGTGATCCTGAATGAAGCACAGGTTGTCGGCCTGCGCGAGGCACTTGTGCGCAATGCGAACATGATCGCGCGGGAAGAGGAGAAGTAACGTGGCAAACGGTATCGACTGGTTCCGCTGGCATCACGGCAGCGTCAACGACCCGAAATTCGGCCTGGTGGCCAAGAAGGCGGGCGCGCGCGTCGGTGACGTCATCGCCGTCTGGGCCCTGGTGCTCGAGCAGGCGCGCGCGAACGTCAAGCGTGGCGAGATCGGCGATGTGGACCACGAGGCTACCGACTTCCTGCTTGGCGCCGAGGACGGCACGACGGCACGCATCCTGGAAGCCATGCGCGCCCGCGGCCTGATCACCGGGAATCGCCTGGCCGCACCGAAGCGCTACATCCCCTCGATCAGCAATCGCCCGACGACTGACGTTTGGGCTGCACTTCGAAGCGCAATCTTTGGACGCGACGACTACACCTGCCAATACTGCGGCGCGCGCGGCGTCAAACTGGAGTGCGACCACGTTGACCCGGTAGCCAACGGTGGCTCGCACGACCCCTCCAATCTGGTGACGGCCTGCTTCAAGTGCAACCGCAGCAAGGGTAGCAAAACGCTGGCCGAATGGAGGACATATGGCTAACCAGTGGCTGCGCCTATGGCATGACCTGCCAAACGACCCCAAATGGCGCACGATCGCGCGCGTCTCGAAGCAGAGCATTGGAAACGTGGTGGCTGTGTACGTGCACCTGCTTGTGAACGCATCGAACGCAAGCGAACGCGGGAGAACTCAAAACGTATCCAGTGAGGACATAGCGAGCGCACTCGACGTGGATACCGAACAGGTAGACGCAATTCTGAGTGCGATGCAGGGCCGTGTGCTGGACGGTGACCGCATTAGCGGATGGAACAGACGCCAGCCTGAGCGTGAAGATGGAGCCGCTGAACGGGCCAAAGCATGGCGTGAGGCGAAAAAGGCTGAGAAGGAAGCCTTGTCGAACGCGGGTCAAACGCATGCGAACGCAAGCGAACGCAAACAAACGCCAGATAAAGAGAAGAGTAGAGAAGAACAGAAAGAACCCCCCAAACCCCCCGCCGGGGGGCTCACCGTGGTCCCACCGCCTGAAGGCAAAGTCAAGACCCGCGGCATCGCCCTGAAGACCTTTCTGGCTGACTGCGAAGCTCAAGGCCTGCGCCCCATGCGCGACTACGAGCCGCTCTGGAAGTACACCGAGTCGGCCAAGCTCCCACGCGAGTTCGTCGTGCTGGCCTGGGCTGAATTCGTTCGACGCTTCGGCGCCGGCGGCGTCAAGGAAGCGAACCTGCAGAAGGACTGGCGAAAGACCTTCCGCAACTACGTCGAGAACAACTACCTGCGGCTCTGGAGCATCAGCGCCGACGGCGAGTACTACCTCACCCCCCAGGGCAAGCAGGCCCAAACCGTAGCGGAGGCAGCATGAAACGCGACTTGACCACGATGGAGTTGGACCTGGGGGCCGAATGTAGCGAACTGGTGCCCGAGCAAGTCCGCAACCTGATCGCACGTGGCGCGCTGTTCGTGGTGAATCACAGTGGCGGCAAGGACTCCCAGGCGATGTACCTGCTGCTGCGCCAGCATGTCCCAGCCGGACAGTTGGCGATCGTGCACGCCGACCTGGGCGCTGTCGAGTGGGCTGGGGCGTATGAACACATCCGCGCTACCACGGCGGGCGAGCCGGTCCACGTCTGCCGGGCGCGCCGCACCCTGCTGGAGATGATCGAGCAGCGCGGCATGTTCCCATCGCCTCAGCAGCGGCAGTGCACCAGTGACCTGAAGCGCGGTCCGATCGAGCGAACCATTCGCGAGATCACCCGGGCACGCAAAGAGGCCGGGCACCCAGCCTGGGGGCTGATCGTCAACTGCATGGGGATGCGCGCCGAGGAGTCGGCGAACCGCGCCAAGCTGGTGACGTTCAAGCTGCACGCCGGGAACAGCAAGGCGGGCCGCGAATGGTACGACTGGCTACCGATCCACGCCTGGACGGAAACCGAGGTGTTCGCCGCTATCGCTGCCGCAGGCCAGAGGCCGCATGTGATCTACAGCCTCGGTATGCGCCGCTTCTCGTGCGTCTTCTGCATCTACGCTACTGACGAAGATCTCGCCACGGCCGCCACTCTCGCGACGACCCGGCCCGAGCTCGTCAACGACCCGGACATCTACCGCAAGTATTCCGGCCTGGAGCGCAGCACTGGCCAGGTAATGATGATGCCGAAAAATGGCGTCCGCCGCTCCCTGGAGCAGATCACTGGAGTCGCCGCATGAACGATTCCAAGCCCCTGCCGTACAGCGCCGAAGCCGAGCAATCCGTCCTCGGCGCGCTCCTGATCGACAACAACGCCATCGACCGGATCGGCGACCTGCGCGCGGAGCATTTCTTCCTGGCCGACCACGCGGTGATCTTCGACGAGATCAACCGCCAGCTCGCCGCCGGCAAGCGGGTCGACCTGATCTCGGTCATGGTCCCGCTGCAGGGCAAGGTCGAGGACGTCGGCGCCTACCTGAACCGCCTGGTGCAGGCCACACCCTCTTCGGCGAACGTGTCCCGCTACGCCACCATCGTGCGCGACAAGGCCATCAAGCGCGGCCTGATCGCATTCGGTCGGGATGTGGGCGAGGAAGCGTACGGGCCGCAGGAGGCTGCTGGCCTGTTGGACGCCGCCAGCTCGCGCCTGGAGAAGCTGGCCGAGGCGCGCGTCAAGCAGGATCCGGTCAAGGTAGCCGACGACCTGGCGAACCACGTCGGCGAAATCCAGAGCCGACTCGAGGGCGGTCCGAGCGCGATCCCGACCGGATTCGTCGACCTCGATCGCCGGCTTAACGGCGGCATCCGTCGCGGCGAGTTGATCGTCCTGGCCGGCCGCCCGGCGATGGGCAAGACCGCGCTGGCCATGAACATCGCCCTGAACATAGCCCGCGACTACGCGGTCCTGTTCCTGTCGATGGAGATGCCGCGCACGCAGCTGCACGACCGGAACATCGCCAACATCGGCAAGATCCCGCTGCCGCACATCCTGCAGCCGGCCAACATGACCGATCTGGATTGGGAGCATCTCAGTTATGCGGCCGGGAAGCTCACCGAACTGAACCTCTACATCGACGACCAGGGCGGCCTGCGCCTGCTCGACGTGCGCATGAAGGCCAAAGGGGTCAAGCGCCGCCACGGCCTCGACCTGCTCGTGATCGACTACCTGCAGCTGATGGAGGGCGAGGGCGACAACCGCAACGCGCAGATCGAGGCGATCACCCGCGGCCTGAAGTCGCTGGCCAAGGAGCTCGAGATCGGCGTGATCCTGTTGTCGCAGCTGAACCGCAAGGTCGAGGAGCGTCCGAACAAGCGCCCGCTGCCGTCGGACCTGCGCGACTCCGGCGCCATCGAGCAGGACGCCGACGCCCTCGTGTTCCCGTACCGGGACGAGGTCTACAACCCCGACTCGCCCGACAAGGGGATCTGCGAGGTCGGCATGCCGAAGATTCGCATGGGCGAGCCCGGCACCGTCGCGCTGACCTACCTGGGCGAGCTCACCCGCTTTGAAAACTGCGCCAGGTGGGTGCAGCGCGCGCCGGAGGATCGCCGCCAGTCTGGCCGCGGCCTGTCGAAGCACCTGGACCGCATGTAACCGGATCACCGTCCCACCATACGGAGGAAACGATGGCAGGAAACAGTCAGAAGAAGCACGGCAGGCAGCAGGAGCAGCGCATCATCGTCAGCCTGCAGCAGCAGCCCAAGAGCACGAAGCAGCTGGCCGACGCGCTGGGCATGGGACGGTCGAACACGGCCATCTACCTCGCTCGCATGCGCGCCGAGCCGCGCCGCGTGTTCATCTGCGGCTACGAGAAGCAGGCGGGCCGCCCTACGCCGATCTATGCCGCCGGCTGCCGCCCCGACGTCGAGTACGTGCCGCTTAGCCGCCCGACACCGAAAACTAGCCATGCCCAGCGCCTCGAACAGACACTAGCGTTGCTGAGCGAAAAGCCGCGCACCCTGCGCGAGTTGGGCCCGGCGATGAATGTCGTACCAGGCGCCGCCGGAAAGTTCGTCCGCATCCTGCGCACAGCCAAGCAGGTGCGCATCGCCGGCTGGCGACACCCGTCCGCAGTCAGCCCGAACGGCACCGGAGGCGACTGGGCGCCGGTCTACGCCATCGGCAGCGCGCCGGATGCGCCGAAGCCGCCGCGCGAGACCAGCAAGGAGCGTAACGCGCGCCTACACAAGAACAAGGACTACCGCGCCGCCCGCAACAAGGCGCGCCGCGATCGGTATCAGGTCGAGAAGGTGGTCAAGAAGCATACGAAGGCAGGGCCGCAGCCGTGGTTCGCGGCGCTGGTCAATGTCGGCGGGAGCGCGGCATGAGCCGAGGCGACGACCACCAGCCCTGCGGCATGTGCGCGAAGTTCACCCGCTACGGCCACGCCGAGCAGGCCGCGCAGGGCCGCGGCTGGTGCACCGGCTACGAACGCTACGTGCACGCGACAGACCGGCCAAGCGTGTTGTTCCGGCCGGCGCCGGCGGGGCAGGTGGGCGAGCGGCAGACATTTTTGGAGCAGCACAGTAAGGAGGCAGCATGATGATTCTCGCCATCGATCCCGGCACAACCGAATCAGGATATTGCATTTACGACGGCGTGCGCGTGTTCGAGTCTGGCGTCCTGCCGAATGTCGACATGCTCGTGCGCGTCCAACAGTGGCCAACCCAGCGCCTGGCTATCGAAATGATTGCCAGCTATGGCATGGCTGTTGGCCGGGAAGTCTTTGAAACCTGCGTCTGGATTGGTCGCTTTCAGCAGGCATGGCGACACCCCGGCGCCGTTGAGCTGATCTATCGCCGCGACGTCAAGCTGCACCTGTGCGGCACCAGCCAGGCGAAGGATCCGAACATCCGCCAAGCGCTGCTTGACCTGTTTCCGCGCACCGGCGGCGGCAAAACGCCGCAGATCGGCACAAAGGCTCAGCCCGGGCCACTGTACGGAGTTTCGAGCCACGCATGGTCAGCGTTGGGCGTGGCGATAACCGCAGCATCACAACAACCCTAAGAGGAAAACGATATGTGGCTCAAAAACCTGCAAGTCTATCGCCTGCCCGCGCCTTGGGCATTCACGCCGGAGCAGATGCAGTCGGCGCTCCAGTCGCAAGCCTTCACGCCGGCATGCAGCAGCGAACTCCTGCGCAGCGGTTGGGTATCGCCGAGCGATAACGAGCAGCTCGTGCACACAGTGAACCGGCAGATGATCTTGTGCTTGCGCACCGAGAAAAAGCTGCTGCCGAGCTCGGTCATCAACCAGGTCGCCAAGGCCAAGGCCGCCGAGCTGGAAGAGCAGCAGGGCTTCCCGCCGGGTAAGAAGGCGATGAAGGAACTGAAGGAGTGCGTGGCCGACGAACTACTGCCGCGCGCATTCTCGGTGCAAAAGGACACCTGGGTCTGGATTGACCCGGTCAACGGCTGGCTCGTCGTGGACACGCCGGCGCCATCCCGCGCTGATGATGTGATCAAGATGCTGCTCAAGGCTGTCGATAAGATGCCGCTCGAATCACTGCGCGTGCAACGCTCGCCGGTAGCCGCGATGACCGGTTGGCTCGAGGCCGACGAAGCGCCGCATGGTTTCACGGTCGACCAGGACGCCGAACTGCGCGCCACCGGCGAGAGCCGCGCAAAGGTGCGTTACGTGAAGCACTCGCTTGATCCCGAGGATGTCCGCCGGCACATCGCCGCCGGCAAGCAGTCGACCCGCCTGGCCATGACCTGGGAGGACCGCGTGTCATTCGTCCTGACCGAGTCGCTGGCGATCAAGTCGGTCAAGCCGCTCGCGATCATCCAGGAGAGCGAAGCTGTCGCGTACAGCGACGATGAGCGCTTCGACAACGATATCACCCTCATGACTGCCGAGCTGTCGCGCATGCTGGCCGACATCGTCAACGCCCTGGGCGGCGAGGTGAGCCTCGACGGAGTCCGCGAGGTCGCGCCGGCGGACGTTGGTGACGCGCCGCGGCTGCGCTACCAGTTGCAGGACGAGAAGGCCGGCAGCGAGTCACTGCGGGGCGACGAGGGCGTGATGCTGCAATTTCCGGGCGCCGAAGAGGATGAGCTTTACGGCCAGGCGGTGCGTGTCGTGCAGGCCCAGCAGCGCGCATCGATCTCGCTGATCCAACGGCACCTGCGCATCGGGTACAACCGCGCGGCGCGCTTGCTCGAGCAGATGGAAAAGGCCGGCGTCGTCTCCGTCATGCAGCGAGACGGCAGCCGAACGATCTTGGCTGCCTAGGTCCGATCCGAACTGAACACCGCCACGCCGCCCGGCGAAGAGGACGGCAAAGGAGGAGAGCAGCATGATAGGCCAGAACGTACTCGAAGTAATCGCCGGCACGCCCGACTGCCGCGCGGTCCAGATCGTCGACAGGCTCGACATCGACGCCGAAGAGGTACTCGCGTCGGTCAAGGCGCTGATCCAGGTGGGCGATATCGTCAGCAGCGAGGGCAGGGGCCCGAACGGGCTTGCCTGCACCGTCTACACCCTGAGCGACGCCTTCAAGGCTTCGCCGGCCTACGCGCCGCTCGCAGCCAAGGCCGCCGCCAAGGCTTTCGCAGCGCCGGGCATGAACCGCGTGGAGCGCGCCATCGAGTGGGTGCGTCAGCACGGCACCGCCACGTCGGCCGAGCTGCACGCCGTCATGGGCCTGCGGGATGACGAGGCGCCGTCGAAGGTGCTGAGCAGCGCCGTCACCACAAAGCGCCTGGTTAAGGAGGGCAAGAACTGGACGCTCGGCCCCGGGCCGGATGGCGAAGTCTCGGCGCCGGCATCGACCTGCATGCCCAAGCGGGACATCAACCAGATTCCGTGCTTCCTGCAGCAGGTCGAGCTGGCGCAGCCGCCGGCCGCCGCCGCGCCGCCAGCGCCGACCTCGGCGTCGCAGCCTGCACCGGAACCGGAACTGGCGCTCGATGCGGCCTTGAGCGAGCCCGCGAAACGCATCTTCGCCGAGCTGGCCGGCACGGTCGCGCCACCCGTCGTACCGCCGCCGGCGCCGAAGCCCGCTAAAGCCGCGACGCGCGTGCGCAGCGAACGTCCGAAGGCAAAGCAGCAGCCGGAGGCGCCGATTGTCGCGCCGGCCGCCGCCGCGCCTGAGACGCCCGCACCGGACACGGTCATCGTCGCCCTGCGCTCGCTTCCCGAGCAGCCGGCGCCGGTCTACCGCTGCGCCCTATGGTCCGACGGAATGCTCGAGGTGCAGCGCGATGGGCAAACTGTGGCGCAGATGCCGCAAGCCGCCGGCGAATCGCTGGCATCGTTTCTGGCCCGACTGGCGGGCGCAAAGGAGGCAGCATGAATGCGCGCCAACCAGTAGAACGCCGGGTCAATCATCGCATTCGTGAAATGCTGAGTGAGTGGGCGGACTGGCAATCCGACAGGTGCGGCCTAAGCTTCCCGAGTCAGGTGTCGTTCGTGCAGGAGAGGGTGCAGAATAGTGGGCGCGGTCAATTTGATCATCGGGTAATGCCTGATGATCTGGCGAAATTGAATTGTGAAATTGAGAAGCTTGCTCCAGGGTTTCGGAGGATTATTAATCTTGAGTACTTGGATCGCAGGCCGCAAAAGGCGAAAGCCGCCGAACTCGGAATACCGCGCGAAGTCTTTTCGGCTCGCTTGCGCTTCATCCATGAACACCTCAATCATGTCATGTTTGTGCTGTGATCACAATTTAGCAGTGGAAATTTTGTGATCCGGAAAGTATCATGATTTCTGTAGGTTGCATTCGTGCGACTAGAGAAAAGCCCGCCCCGAAAGGTCGCGGGCTTTTTGCATTTCGGGCCACCAATCAGGAGGCGATCATGTGAGCGGACGCCAAACCGAAGCGCAGCGCCTCGGCCCCGCTGCTATATGCGTCGCCTTTTTCAGTCACCCTGCCTGATGGGAGGCTTCGGCGCCTGACGCCCGTAATCGCGTCTCCAATCCCCTTGCGGCCAGCGCCCGAGGGCAGCGGTTTGGCCCCGTTGCAAAGCCGAAAGGCTGAGTAAGATTCCTTGAGGACCCTGCCTAATGGGAGCCTCGGCGCGAGCCAGCAAGACGCTATGAATTCAACGGAGACAGCATGCCCAAGCAGCCCGAGCCGACCGGCACCGATGTCGCGTTCGTGATCGCATGCCTCCTGATCGTCCTGATCTGCTTCATCGCCCTGATGTGCGATTTTGCCGCGATGATCGTGCGCGAGACGCTCGCGCGGTTGATGTTTCGCGGCTGACCGATTTCCCGCCACCTGGCAGATAGCCAGGGGCGGCGCCTGGCTCCCGATATCGAGCCACCACACATAGCCTAAGCCCGACGATCGCGCGCCGCGCGTGAGGATGACGGCCGAGGGCTATGTGTGGTTCATGGGTGAGAGCCGAATATTGGTTAAGTCGGCGCGGACTGTAAATCCGTAGTGCTCACGAAGCGGTGAAGGTTCAATTCCTTCCTCACCCACCACTCAATGTCTCCCTCCGTCAGTCCCCACTGACCTTGCCGCCCGCGCTTCCGAGCGCCGGCGGCCTTTTTATTCGAGGTATGCCATGTTTGGTCTGCTTAAGTCCGTTGTTGACCTCGCTACCGACGTGGTGACGGTCGCCGCTGCGCCCATCGAGATGGTCGTTGACCTGACTGGCGCCGCAGTGAAGCCGGTCGCCGAGGCCGCGAAAGAGCTGGCGAAAGACGTCAAGAGTCTGAAGGACTGAGCCATGGCAACCGAGCGCAGCCCCGTCTTCGTACGAGTCGAGATCGACGGCAAGGAGGAGCGCCGCCAGGCTATCCCCGAGGCGCTGCTGTACGACAACGCCGGCAAGCCGGTCGTCATGCGCACCCGCGCCCAGCTCTACGAAGGCGAGCAGCTCGTCGAGCGCCTTGGCAAGATTCCCAAGATTATCAAGGTAGCAGCATGAGCGATATCGCACACATCTACCGCGCCGAGATCCTGCGCGCCGTGCAGGGCCCGAAGTGGAGCGCGCTGCGGGTGCACGACATCGACCGCCTGAACGCCATCGCCCAGCGTCTGGCCGAGAGCGAGGAGGCGATGGGCATCCTGCGCGCCAAGGGCTACGGCAAGACCGGCATGACGCTGGCCGAGGTGATCCGTGCCATCCCGAACAACGTGCGCGGCATGCTGACGAACCTGTTCACCTTCAAGCCGTTCCGCACCGGTCCGCTCGGGCAGAAGCCGGAAGTGACGGCCGAGGTGCACGACATCTGGACATCGAAGTAAGCGAACCGAGGATCTCGCCATGCTGAGCGACTTGAAGGCCAAAGTTTTCCTGCTGACTCCCCAGGTGGGCGACACGATCGTCATCACGACGCCGTGGCCAATGCACAAGGAGCAGGTCAAGGAGCTCGAAACGGAAACGCTCGAGCGCCTGCCAGAAGGCGTCAAGGTGCTCGTCCTGCACAACGGGATGACCATGATGCACATCGCAAACCCGCGGCCGCCAGCCGAGCCGGCGCCATGACCGGGCGACCGTACCCGATCACTGGCCAGGACATCGGCAAGGAGCTGTGCGACGCGCTCGGCCTGCCGAAGAACACGATCAGCTTTACCCTGCGCGCCCAAGTCGGCCATTTCGTCACCGTGGAGTGCGAATACGCGCCTGAGGGCCGCGAATGGCTGCGCGAACTGGCCGAGTTCCATCTGGTGCGCCAGCCTGAGACCAAGGCGCCGGCAGTCGCACCGATGCACTACGACGACTGGCTAGCCCAAAGCAAGGCCATCGCGCACCGCGACTTCATGATGCGCACTAGCCGGCGCCTGCCGTGCGACATGGCCGTCTGCAAATAAATGAAAAGGCGACAACAGCGCACCTATCAAGGAACCTATCATGGCGCAGAAAGAGAAAGCGGCGCCGGACTGGGAGCGCATTGAAGCGGACTACCGGGCCGGCGTCCTGTCGGTACGGGAAATCGCAGCATCGCAGGGCATTTCGCACACCGCCATCCAGAAGAAGGCCAAGACCGAAGGATGGGAGCGCGACCTCGGCGCCAAGATCCAGGCCAAGGCCGATCGACTGGTTGCCAAACGCGAGGTTGCCAAGCAGGTTGCCGCCGAACGGGTGGAAACCGACCGCGGAATCGTCGAAGCGAACGCCGAAGTTATCGCCCAGGTGCGCCTGAATCACCGTGGCGACATCGCCCGCGCCCGCAAGCTGTGCATGTCGCTGCTGGCCGAGATCGAAGTCGAGACCGAAAACCTCGACCTATTCGAGGAGCTGGGCGAACTGCTGCGCGCCGAGGACGACAAGGGCCAGGACAAGCGCAACGACGTCTACCGCCGCGTCATCTCGGGTGCCTCGCGCATCGACAGCATGAAGAAGCTGGCCGACGCCCTCAAGGTGCTCGTCGGCCTGGAGCGCGAGGCGTACGGCATCGATGCTGACCAAAAGGGCGCCGGCGGTGGTGACGAGATGGCCGCCGTGCTGCGCGACCTGATCGAGAAGCTGCCAGGATGAGCACCGGGAACCTGTTGCTCGATCGGCAGTTGGCCCGCTGGTATGCGCTCAAGGATCACCCGGTACAGCTAGCCCTCGTGGATGCAGTGCCCAATGGCGTGCGCTTTCCCCTGGTGCCCGCAGGTCGCCGCAGCGGCAAGACGGAGCGCTTCAAGCGCTTCCTCGTCAAGCAGGCGAACCGCGTGCCGGGCCCGTACTTCGCCGCGGCGCCGACGCACGACCAGGCGAAAAAGATCTTCTGGGACGACCTGAAGGCCTTCTCCCTGTCCAGCATGCATGCGAAGCGCCCGAGCGAGTCGGATCGCATCATCTACATGCCGAACGGGAGCGAGCTGCACGTGATCGGCCTGGACAAGCCACAGCGCATCGAAGGCATCCCCTGGAAGGGCGGCGGCATCGACGAATTCGCCGACGTCAAGCCGGAAGCGTGGGAGGCGAACATTCTTCCCGCGCTGAACACGGTCAACCCGCTGGACCCGCTGTATCGCGCCTGGTGCTGGCTCCTGGGCGTGCCCGATGGTCTGAACCACTACTACGACCTGTGCTCGCGCGCCGAGACGGGTGTTGACCCGAGCTTCCAGGTGTTTCACTGGAAGTCGGCCGAGATCCTGCCGCCCGATGTCATCGTCGCCATGAAGAAGGCGATGTCGGAAAAGCAGTTCAAGCAGGAATTCGAGGCATCCTTCGAGACGGCCGGCGGCCGCATCTACGAGGACTACAGCAAGGCGAACCACACCGGCGAGCGGATCCTGCCGCACGAGCAGCTGATGTGGATGCACGACCAGAACTACACGCCCTTGTCCTCGGCCATTGGTGTGCGGCGCGACAACGTGCTGTTCCTGCTCGACGAGATCGTGCTCACCAGCGCGGTATCGAAGCAGTCCGCGATCGAGTTCGTCGAAAAGTTCAAGGCGCACGAGAACAAGAACGTGTTGATCTACGGCGACCCGGCGGGCCAGGCGGGCGAAAAGCATGGCCACGCATCTGACTACACCGACATCGAGGCGGTGCTGCGTGCGCATGGCTGGACGTACACCCGCAAGGTCAAGCCGGCGCACCCGGCGATCAAGGACCGCCAGAACGCGGTGCGCGCCAAGATCTGCACCGCAGACGGCGTGCGCAGCCTGTTCGTCAACCCTGCGACCGCGAAGTGGTGCGACAAGGGCCTGGCGACTGTGCAGCTGCAAGACGGGTCGACCTTCCAGGAAGACCAGAAGAACAAGTACCAGCACATCACCACGGCGATCGGCTACTGCGTCGACGTCGAATGGCCAAGCATCAAGCGCACCGTCGAGATATCACCACTGAGGATGTAAGCCACCCATGAGCAACGTACGCACAAGGTCAGCCGCGGTCGAGAAGATGGCCGCCGACTGGCCGCTGATTAGCGCGCTGCTGGACGGCTCGCCCGAGATGCGCCGCATGGGCGAGGCCTACATGCCCCGCCAGCCGCGCGAGGAAAAGGAAGACTGGCAATACCGCCTCGACACCGCCACACTGTACCCGGCATTCGAGCGCACCGTCGAGATCCTGGCCGGCAAGCCGTTTTCCAAGCAGCTCGTCATCGGCGAGAACGTACCGGCGCGCCTCAAGGGTTGGCTCGAACTGGTCGACCTGCGTCGCAACCTGCACGTGTTCGCGGCGAGCGTGTTCGAGGAGGCTGTTGCATTCGGTCTGTCGGGCATTCTGGTCGACTACCCGACCGTGAGCGGCCTGCGCACCGTGGCCGAGGAGAAGAAAGCCGGCGTGCGCCCGTACTTCGTGCACGTGCGCGCGCAGAATATCCTCGGCTGGCGGTCGAAAGTCGTCGCCGGCCGCGAGACGCTGACCCAGCTGCGCCTGCTCGAGCAGGTTGAGGAAGAGGATGGCGAATTCGGCACCGACGTTGTCGAGCAGGTGCGCGTACTGTACCCGGGCTACTGGGAAGTGTGGCGCCAAGCCGCCGACCGCCGCCGCAAGTGGATCAAGGTCGATGAGGGCCTATCCCTGGCGCGCATCCCGTTCGTGCCGGTCTACGGCAAGCAAGTCGCGTTCATGGTCGGCAAGCCGCCGCTGCTGTCCCTGGCCGAGATGAACCGCGACCACTGGCGCGAGAGCTCGGACCAGCGTGATTCGGTGCGCTTCGCACGCAAGCGCCTGCTGGTCCTGTCGGGCATCGATGGCGGCAAGGAGATCGTCGCCAGCTCGAATTACGCTCTGCAACTCCCGCAGGGCGCAGACGCAAAGATCGTGCAGGGCAGCGCCGAGTCGGTCAAGATCGGGCGCGAAGAGATCAACACCATCGAGGAGCAGATGCGCCAGGCCGGCGCCGAACTGCTCGTGATGCGCCCCGGCAAGATCACCGCCACGCAGACCGCCAGCGAGGATCAAGGCAACCTGTGCGCGCTGCAGCGCATGGCCCTCGACCTGGAGGACTCGCTCGACGAAGCCCTGCAGCTGATGGCCGAGTGGGTGAGCGAACCCGCCGGCGGCAACGTTACTGTGTTCAAGGACTTCGGCGCGGCCAGCATGGATGCGGCAAGCGCCGAATTCCTGCTCAAGATGAACCAGGCCGGCAAGCTGTCGGACGAAACCCTGTTCGCCGAGACCCAGCGCCGCGGCATCGTGACGCCGGATGTCAAGTATGCTGACGAGAAGGACCGCATCGACATGCAGGGCCCGGCGCCCGGCAGCGTGACCGATCCGGACCGCGATGAGTAGCGTCAACGAGCAGCTGCGCGACGCCGACATCGGCCACCAGGTCGACCTGCAGCAGTACGCGAACGGCGTGGTGCAGCGCATGCTGGCCCTGCTGAACCGGGTCGATAGCGACCTGTTCGCGCAGCTGATGGCCGCCCTGGAGCGCCTGCCGGCCGAGTCGTTCACGGTGGAGCGCCTGCAGCAGCTGCTTGCCAGCGTACGCGCACTGAACGCCCAAGCCTACGCCGCGCTGTATGGCGAACTGCAGGACGAGCTGCAAGCGCTGGCAGTGTACGAGGCCGGCTACCAGTTCAGCCTGTTCAAGAGCGCGATTCCGGTCGAGGCGCAGGTTGTGCTGCAGATCGATATCGCCACGGTGTCGGCCGAGCAGGTCTACGCCGCCGCGATGTCCCGACCCTTCCGCGGTCGATTACTATCGGAATGGGCCTCGTCAATAGCAAATGACCGCATGGCGCGCATCCGTGACGCCGTGCGCATCGGCTACGTCGAGAACCAGGGCATCAGCGAGATCGTCAAGCGCGTGCGCGGCACCCGGGCCAAGGGCTACAGCGACGGCATCATCGAGATCGACCGCCGGCACGCCGAGGCGGTGGTGCGCACCGCGATCAGCCACACGGCCGCGTTCACGCGCAACCGCTTCCTCGACGTCAACCGCGACCTGATCAAGGCTGTGGTGTGGACGTCGACGCTCGACAGCCGCACGTCCGAGGGCTGCCGCATCCGCGATGGCCTGCAGTACACGCCGGGCGAGCACAAGCCGATCGGCCACACGGTGCCGTGGCTGTCCGGCCCTGGCCAGCTGCACTGGAACTGCCGCAGCACTAGCCTGCCGGTCACAAAAAGCTGGGCCGAGCTGGGCGGCGCCGACATCGGCGAGTTCAACCCGGCAACACGCGCGTCGATGGACGGGCAAGTGCCGGCCGAAACGACGTTCGCCGAGTGGATCAAGAAGCAGTCGGCCGCGCGCCAGGACGAGATCCTCGGGCCGACGCGGGGCAAGCTGATGCGTGACGGAAAGCTGACGCTGGACCGGTTCTACAATGAACGTGGCCGATATTTGACGCTTGCACAACTGCGCGAACGTAATGCTGCCGCGTTCGCTGCGGCGGGCCTATAAGGAAAGCAGGTGGAGTTATGAATAAGAAACAGCTGTTGGAGTGGGTGCATTCACTCCCTGATGACGCCGAGGCGATGCCGTTTGAGCTTTCGGAAACGAGAGACGAATGCGGAGATTGGGAGCGGCAGTTTGACCTTATTGGAAGCACTTTCCCCGCGGTATATCAGCAGCAGGTGCGTTCAGAGGTAACGTTACGCCTTCGTTTTACCGGCGTCGTCCAAGGCGAGTTTCAGCGCGACTATTTCGGGAATCCTCAATGGGCGAACGTTCGTCGCGTGAATTGAGTGATCGTCCTATAATCGTTACATGCCTTGCCTGACCGTCATCGAAGGTACGCCGCCTCCCGATACCCGGGAGCAGCGGGTCGTCGACCGAATCAAGAAGACGGCGCGCACGCCCGATCTGATCCAGTGCCACCGCTGCGGCTGCCGAGAGGTACTGCCGCTGACGACCGGCGCCGTGCTGAAGAATGGCAAGGTAAGTGGCGGCACGACGGTGCATGTGTGTGCTGCGTGCTTTATGAAGGGCGAGCGTGTCGTGCTCGCGTGAACGTTTTTGCGATCAGTGGCTGAGACGCGCAGCCATGTGAACCTAGCGGACTGAGGTATCGAAACATCAGCGCCTTTCGGGTCGCTCCCGATATCGCAAATAGAGGGTTTGATCCGCGTGCTGCAGCGCCGGATATCAGCCCTCACCCCATTTCAAAGGCCAGCCTAACGCGCTGGCCTTTTTCTTTTGCCGCAGCGCGGATGCAACGCGGCGCCCCGGGCGGATGCCTGCATACAGGTCGGATGACCAGAAAGCGAAACGATGAAGCTCAAACTTGACGCCGACGGCCATGTGGTCGTGCAAGACGGCAAACCGGTTTTCATTCACGACGATGGCAAGGAAGTGGCTTTCGACGCCCCTGGCACCATCCAGACCATCAGCCGTTTGAACGCCGAGGCCCGCAGTCACCGCGAGCGCGCAGAAGCCGCCGAGACGAAGTACAAGCCGTTCGAAGGCATCGAGGACGCCGCGGCCGCGCGCAAGGCGCTCGACATCGTCAAGAACCTGGACCAGAAGAAGCTGATCGACGCCGGCGAGGTGGAAACCGTCAAGGCAGAGATCACCAAGGCATTCCAGACCCAGCTCGACCAGGCGACCAGCAAGGCGCAGACGCTCGAGCAAGCCCTGTACGCCGAGAAGATCGGCGGCTCGTTCGCTCGCTCGCCGCTGATTGTGGGCGACAAGGCCAAGCTCGCCATCCCCGCCGACCTGGTGCAGGCGCGCTTCGGCAGCGCCTTCAAGATCGAGGACGGCAAGGTCGTCGCGTACGACCCACAAGGCAACAAGATTTACTCCCGCTCGAAACCGGGTGAACTGGCCGACTTCGACGAAGCGCTCGACGTGCTGGTCGACATGTATCCGCACAAGGATTCGATCCTGAAGGGCTCGGGCGCATCGGGTGGCGGCGCCGGCGGTGGCGGTGGCCAGCAGCAGGGGCCGAAAGGCAATTTCGGTGGCGATCGCAAGGACCGTACCGCAGCCATCGGTGCGATGTTCCCCGACCTGCCGAAGAACTGACGCAGCACGAACACAGGTTCAAGGGCCTCCCGCGTGGAGGCCTTTTTATTGCCGGCTATCTCGGATGAGGGCGGCGCACTGAGGTGGATGCCTCAATCAATGTTTCTCATAGACAACCACGATAAGGAATCATCATGTCCCTCTCCCAGATGCAGGTGTTCAACTCCTACATTATGCCGGCGACCATCGAGACGCTGGCCCAGATGGTCGACAAGTTCAACGAAGCGTCGAACGGCACCATCCGCCTGACGACCGAAGGCTTCGACGGCGACTTCCTGCAGGAGTCGTTCTTCGCTGCCATCCATTCGGCTCAGCGCCGCGTGAACCGCTACGCCGCCCAGGCTGCCGCGACCCCGACCGACCTGACCCAGCTGAAAATGTCGGCCGTCAAGGTCGCCGGCGGCTTCGGTCCGATCCGCTTCGAGCCGTCGCAGCTGACCTGGCTGAACAAACCGACCGCGGAAGGCATCGAAGTCGCCTCGCGCAACTTCGCCGAAGCCCTGCTGGCTGATCAGCTCAACACCGCAATCGCCGCCCTCGCCGCAGCGATCAGCAACCAGGCCGCCGCAACGAACGACGTGTCGGCCACCGCCGGCATCGACTACTCGGCCATCAACGGCGCGCATGCCAAGTTCGGCGATGCATCGGGCCAGATCGTCGCCAACGTCCTGACCGGCGCCGTGTTCCACCGCCTGATCGGCCAGAACCTGGCCAACGCCAAGAACCTGTTCGAAGCGCGCAACGTGCAGGTGGTCGACATCCTCGGCCGCGCCATGATCGTCACCGACGCCCCGGCACTGTACGTGGCCGGCACCCCGAACAAGCAGCGCGTACTCGGCCTGGTCGAAGGCGCAGCCACCGTGTTCGACGGCTCGGACATCATCAGCAACATCCAGACCAGCAACGGCCAGACCCGCATCGAAACCACGATGCAGGTCGACTACACCTTCGGCCTGGCCCTGCGCGGCTACACCTGGGACGAAGCGAACGGCGGCAAGTCGCCGACCGACGCCGCCCTGGCTACCGGCTCGAACTGGGACAAGGTCGCCACCAGCATCAAGCAAACCGCCGGCGTCATCGCCATCGGCGACGAAGCGAAGTAATACTCTAGGCTGGGCCCTTCGGGGCTCGGTCTTTTCACGGAGACACCATGAGCAAATCCGAGAACGTCATCTACGAGCCGCACCCGGTTTCGCCGGAGCGCAAGGCAGAGCTGCGCGCCGAGGGCCTACGCATCATCGACATCCAGTTCAAGCCGACCGACGTCGAGCCTGAAGCGCAAGCCGAGGCTGCAGCCGAACCGCAGCCAGCTCCGCGCGGCCGCAAGACCAGCAAGTAACCGAACACACAGGAATCCACTATGCCAACCGTCAGCCAAGGCGCATCCGCAACCGTCGACATCGCAATCGGGCAGAAGCTGTCCGTCTCCACCACAGGCGAAGCCTATGTCGATATCGTGGCCGGGCCAATTGGCGCGGGTTATACCTCCAAGCGCGTGCTCAATGGGGCGATGACGTTCGGGCCGTATGGCGTAGCGGCAAAGGTGCGGGTGCGGGCGGTGAGCGGCACGGCGACCTATGAGGGGGCGAGTGAGATTGTGCCGGCGCAGATGCTGATTGGCCCATCCGGCAATGTAACCGGGCTGGTGGCGCCGGATGGGAAGGCGATTTCGCTGGGGCCGCGCTCGGCGGCTGGCGATGCCATCCTGACGAAATACGGCGTCACCGCTTTTGACATCTGCCGCGCGCCCGGTGTCGGCAACACGATGCTGATTGGCACGACCGACATCGCCTCGCACGCGCCATCAAATGAGCGCCCGCGATTCTCAACTTATACCCGCAAGGTGGTGCTGGGCGCAACTGGCAATTCACAGATGCGCTTCGTGCAGATGAACGCCTTTGATCCCGATCCGGTCGAGAAGGCGTTTTCCGTGTCCATCTACCTAGAAAGCGTCCCGAACGAGTTTGCAGGCGCAGGACTAACCCCTTACGTCGACGTTGAACTGAGCGCCAGTAGCACGACCAATGCCGGCTCCAACTATTCGCGCTGGAGTTTCAACAGCGCCAGCCTGCGTCAAGGCTGGAACGTGCTCAAGTTGCGCCAGGCTGACACCGTTAGCTCAACGCCTGGCGCGGGTAATCTGCCTGTTGGCGTCACGCACCCCGCTGACATTGGCACCGGGTTCGACTGGAATGCGGGCCAAGCGCGCTATCTGTCTCTGCGCTTCACCAACATGGCGGGGCAAACCGTCCACATCGACCAGATTCGCAAGCCCGCCAAGGCAAAACCGATCCTCGTGCTCGGATTCGACGCCAACGGCGCAAGCCTGAACGACTCGATTTTCGTTAGCAAGGTCGCGCCACTGCTGGCGAAGTACAACATGCGCAGCTATGTCACCCTGACGAACATCTACGAGATGATCTATTCGGGCAGCACGGCATGGAAGCGCATCGCCAGCCTGTACAACAACTACGGCTGGGACGTTATCAATCATACGTGGTCGCATGGCGGCACCGAAGTCGGGCGCAATACCACCCTGGCATCGCTCGCAGCCAATGCCGATGTGGTGACGGCCACCTTCGCCAGCGCGCACGGCATCACCTTGGGCAATACCTTCCGCGCGAAGATTTCCGGCGCTTCCATTGGCGCTGCCAACGGTGTGTTCGAGATGGTCGCCAACACGGCCACGACCGCCACCTATACCGCAGCCGGCGCAGGCACTGCAACGGCCACCGGCACGATCCTGCTGTGTACGTTCCTGAGCGAAGTCTTCGGCACGGATACGGCTGAAAATCGCCGCTTGTGGAAGCACGAGGTTGCGGATATTTCGCAAACCATGCGCAGCGTCGGCTTTGCCCGTGCGGCTGGCTTCCTCGCCTATCCGAACAACTCGGCACCGGAACTGAACGTGCTTCAGTACGGATGCAACGAGGCGGGCATCAAGATCGGGCGCGGCTACCGTAACGGATACACCGTGGTCAACGAATTCGGCATCGACAACCCGCTGCACTGCGGCAGCTTCGAGATGGGGTCGGGCGCGACCGCAACCCAGACTTCCACACTGGAAGCGAAGATCGCGGGCGCGATTGCCCGTGGCGAGCATATCCAGATTTACGGGCATTTCATTCTGGATGACACCGATCCGGCCAATGCTTCGTATGCGCCGCTACAGGCCAACGGCGACGAATATCCGCCCGGTTCCAACGGCAACCCGAACCCGCCAGCAGCGGGCGCAACTGGTGTTGGCGGCTGGTGGTACTTCAGCCAGCTCAAGCGACTGATTGACGGCACCGTTGGCCCTGCCGTGCAACGTGGCGACCTGCTGGTTATGTCGCCGTCCGAATATCTGGCTTTCATGGGGTACTGACATGCAAATCGCAAAAGTTGAAGTTGTGCAGGCGATCCGCATCCCGGCTGGCTCGGTGCTAGACGGCGCAACGCTCGACGCAGCAACGTGGGTCCATGACGGGGCACATGAAGTCGATCTCGATCTCGTGCGCGAAAGGATGTGGGATACATACGGCTACGTCTCCATCATCGAGATCGACGGGCAGCCTCACGTTCAAGGCGCATGCTGCGGCGATCACTGACCATGACCACACGCCAAATCACCCCGCCAGCCTCGCACACAGGAGCCTAGCATGCCCCTCATCACCGAAACCGGCGCCGGCCTGGCTGACGCCGAGAGCTACTGTGCCGTCTCGTTTGCCGACCAGTACCACGCCGAGCGCGGCAATACCGCATGGGACGGACTGGAATCGACGCAGAAGGAGGCGAACCTGCGTGTCGCCACCGAATACATGCTGACCACCTACCGCGAGAAGTGGAAGGGCACCCGCACCACGAGCACGCAGGCGCTGGACTGGCCGCGCGTCGAGGTTGTGGTCGACAAGTTCGAGCTGGCCGGCGACGTGGTGCCGGCCGAGGTGCGGAAGGCCTGCGCGATCCTAGCCCTGAAGGCGATCAAGGGCGAGCTCGATCCGGACCCGACGCCAGCCGTGAAGCGCACGAAGGTCGATGTGCTGGAGAAGGAGTACTTCGAGCCTTCCGCCAAGGCGAGGCCGCACAAGGCCGTGGACGACCTGCTGCAGCCGTTCCTGGCTGGCATGAGCATGAACGTGCGACTGGTGCGCGCGTAGGAGAACACGATGAGCGCCGACACCCCCGAAGAGTGGACTGAGGAGCAGAACTCCTTGTTCACGCGCCTGCACAAGATGGTGTCCGAGACGCAGTCCGTGTTCATGCACCCGGACGCGCCGCGCCTGGGTGATAAGGAATGGGCAACGGTGGCCTGGAACGTGGCCTGGACCGTAGCGCACATGCTCGGCACCGATGACCCGATGGTCTTTGTCGACGCCGACAGCGGCGATCCGCTGGCCATTGAGAACCCGGGAGTGCTGCAATGAGCTTCGACTACGACGACGCGGCCGCGACCGCCGACGAGCTGCTGGCCGAGTTCGGGCAGACGTGCGTCCTCGGCTCGGTCGCGGATGGCGAATACGACCCTGAGCAAAGCACCGCCGGCCCGGTCAGCACGGCGCACGAGGTCACCGCAGCGCTGCTGGCCTACCCGCAGAAATTCGTCGACGGCACGCTGATCCGCGCTGGCGACAAGCGCGCGCTGGTGTCGCCGCTGGGCCTGACGGTCACGCCAAAGCCCGGCGACACGCTGACCGACGCCGCCGGCGCCGTGCATCAGGTGATCGATGCGAAACCGCTGGCACCGGCCGGCACGGTGGTGCTGTGGACGCTGCAGGTGCGCCGGTGAGTGGCGGCTGGAGCATCCCGCTCGAGGAGCTGGCCGCCAAGGTGCAGCTCGACCTGGAAACGGTGGCGCGCAAGTCGACGCTCGACGTGTTTCGCGCTGTCGGCTTGGGTTCGCCAGTCGATACCGGGCGCTTTCGCGCGAACCTTAACGTCAGCTACGGCGCGCCAGACACCACCGTGACCGCGAGCACCGACGCCATGCGCTTCGAGCAGGAGGCGCAGAAGGCGATGACGCTGCCCGTTGGCGGCGTGGTCTACATCACGAACGCGCTGCCCTATGCCGCAGTGCTGGAGTACGGCGGCTACCCGAACCCGCCGAAGAACCCGACCGGGAAGACGCAGAACGGCTTTTCGATCCAGGCGCCGCAAGGCATGTTCCGCATCGCCGCGCTGCGCTACAACGAATACGTCAAGAAGGCACTAGGCAAATGAGAGTGACACGCATCCCCGGCGACCACAACGATATCGGCGACAAGCCGTGCCGCGTCCACCTGAACGAGGCGGAAATCACCGACTGGACCGTCGCCGACGACTTCCGCCGCGTGGTGGAGACGCCAGCCGGCGCACGGTTCGGCGCAGTGCGCATCGATATGCAGCCGGATGCCGGTCAGTCAGCGGAGGAGGTGGCAACGCACCTTTGCGGCGTGTTTGTCGCTGACCCGAAGCCGGCAGCGCCTGCAATCGAGGTGATTGAGGTTCCGGCACCTACGCCAGCGCCTGCACCTGCACCGACCTACGCCGCGCCGAAAGTGGCAGTCAAGCCCGCAGCACCCCGGAAGAAGCGGAGCCGCTGATGTCCGACCAGATCATCCGCGCCGCCTTCGAGACGCGCCTCGCTGCCTGGGCTGCCGCGCAGGTGCCGCCGATCCCGATCGCCTACGAGAACGCACCGTTCACGCCGCCGTCTGGCCGCTACGCGCGCTGCTTCCTGATGCCGGCGCCCGCTGCGAACGAGATGCTGAACGGCGAGCACCGCCGGCGCATGGGTGTGTTCCAAGTGAGCCTGTGCATGCCGATCGGAACCGGGCCGGCAGCCGGCGCCGCACTGGCTGCGTCGCTCGATGCGGCATTCCCGCTGACAGCGCCGATGCTGCGCGATGGCCTGCGCATCTTCCTGCTCTCGCCCATGTCGGCGGCGCCGGCGCAACAAGAACCCGACCGCTACGTCGTCCCGGTGTCGTGCACCTACCGCGCCGACCAGATCGTTTAACCCGCAACCTCACTCCTAGGAGTCTCGTCGCATGAGTGACCAAGCCGTAATGGCCCATTTCGGGCTGAAGCAAACCGACTACGAAACTTCCACCCTCCAAGATGTAGCTGCAGCCGCGAAGGAGTTTCAGCGGCTCCTGAACAGCGTGCCTCATCTGGTCGAGGTCGAGATGGACGTCGTGCGTCAGCAAATTCTCGGGCTGGAAGACCGGAACCATTTTTCGTTCCGCATTACGACTGTGGGCAAGGTCTACCCATGAGCCAAGTCACCAAAGAGCTGCACCAGACCCTGATCCGCCTCCTGAAAGGCTGCCTGTCGGCCTGGGAGAAGTGGCTCGAAAAGCAGTAGCACCACCCCTGAACCGCTGCCTCGCGGTCTGCAATGAGAAACGCAGACCAACGCCTCGCAGAAATCGATTGCCGCCTCGAGCGGCCTTTTTCATTTCTGAGAGGTAATTATTATGAGTGTCAGCCTGCCCAACGGCGCAACCGTCGCCATCGCAACCGGCTATAGCGCATCGTCTGCAATCACCGCAGTTTCCAACGCCAACCCAGCCGTCGCCACCGTCACCGGCGGCGCCGTTACTACCGGCGACATCCTGGTCGTCAAGTCGGGCTGGTCCCGCCTGAACGACCGCGTCGTACGCGCTGCCGCCGGCGGCCCGGCCGTCACGCTGGAAGGCATCAACACCACCAACGTCGCCACCTACCCGGCAGGTACGGGCCTGGGCTCGCTGGTCGAAGTCACCGGCTGGCAGCAGATCACCCAGATTCTCGAGACCTCGTCGAGCGGTGGTGAGCAGCAGTTCGTCACCTACGAGTTCCTGGAAGACGACGCACAACACCAGATCCCGACCGTCAAGTCGCCGGTGTCGTTCAAGTTCAAGATCGCCGACGACGCCAGCCTGGCGCACTACGCGATCCTGGACGCAGCCGACCTGTCGCGCACCCCGCAGGCCGTGCGCCTGATGCTGCCGAACGGCTCGGTGATCTACTGGAACGCCTACGTGACCCTGTCGCGCACCCCGACCCTGACCAAGAACGAGGTTATGGGGATGGAGGTCACGATGTCGCTGGTGTCGGAAGTCACCCGCTACGCCGCCTAAGCGGTAACCCGGGCGGCAGGCTCATCCCTGCCGCCATTTATAGGAGTCCACATGCTCAAGCTTCAAGCCGACCCGACTTTCATCTCGCCTGTCACGATCCCGACCCCGAAGGGCGATGTCGTGATCAAGATGGAATTCAAGCATCGCGACACCGACGAATATGAAGCTTTCGTGAAGCAGGAAGCCACGCTCGCGCGCAGCAACGAGGATGCGATCCTCGACCTGGCCTCGAACTGGTTCAACGTCGAAGGCGAATTCACCCGCGAGAACATCGCTAAGCTGTGCAAGCAGTACCACCAGGCCGCCAGGGTGATCGTCGAGACCTACATCCATGAGCTGACGCAGGCCAAGGTGGGAAACTCCGCGCGGTAGCCGCCGTCCTCTACCGAAAGCCGCCAAGCAAGCAGGACAGCGCGGTCATGTCCTTCCTCGGACTGTCCGCTGACGACTACGTCGAGGAATCGACCGCCTGGGTGTGGCCTTGCAACGTGCAGGCCGTCAACCTGTTCGTCCAACTCGGCACGCAATGGCTGGTCGGACCAGGCGGACCCTACGGGCTGAACTACGCCGTGCTGTACCAGAAGCTCGACCGGCTCGGCGTCAGCCGGGAAGAGGCCGAACGGCTGGAAGAAGACATTCGCGTCCTTGAGGACGCAGCGCTCGAAACCATGCGCAAAGACCAGGAGTAACCGTGGATAAGACCGTCCTGACACTCGCCGTCGACTCGACCCAGGTCGGCACCGCTGCCGCCGCCTTTGATCGCATGGTCAATGCCGGCAACGCCGCGGCAGCGTCGGGCGCCAAACTCACGTCCACCGCTCTTGCGCAGGGCCGCGCCATTGGCCAGACCCTCGTGCCGGCCCTGAGCCGCGGCGCCGCCGGCGCGCGCACCCTGGCCGAAGCACAGAAGGCGCTGGGCGAGGATGCGACCCGCCAAATCGCGCAGCGCCCGGTCGCCCCGCGCATCGTCACGCCTGTTGCTCCCGTGCCGCAGAGCGCCGCCACTGGCCGCGCTGTGCCTGCCGCGATCCCGACCGCTGCCGGCTTCGGCCAGCTGCCCGGCGCCGCCGCGTCCGCACAAAGCGCAATCGACCGCCTTACCGCCGCCGCGCGCAGCAATCGCGCCGCCCTGGTGCAGCTGGCTCCGACCGCTGACGCCACCGTGCGCAGCTTCCGCCAGCTCAACGCCACCCCGATCAAGCTGGCCGCGCCGCAGGGCCTGTCGACCGTCGCTGCGGTCCTGGCATCAAGCGCGCGCGTGAACCCAAACCCGCTGCGCCAGGTGGCGCAAGCCTGGGAAGACACCGCCAACCAGGCAGCCCGCGCTGCAGCGACCATCTCCCAGGCGAACCGCGCCATCAGTGCCACCCCGCGCGGTAGCTTGACCATGGCGGGCAGCGCACCGCGCGCGCCGCTGTCGGCGCAGGAGGTCATCAGCTCGGCCACCGGTCAGCGTATCTCGACCGCCGCCGGATTCTCGACGTCCGAGATGACCGTCGAGGCGAACCGCGCACAGGGTGCGATCGAGCGTCTGACCAATGCTGCGCGCGACCAGCGCAGCGCCCTGAACCAGGCCGCCGCATCGGCATCGTCCACCGCCGACGCATATCGCGAGCTGGCTGGCGTGCCGACCCCGGTCGGTGGATCCTTTGGCCCGAACGGCATTCCCGCGCGCCCGATCCCCGGTACTCCGGCTGGCGGCCGTCCTGCAGCTGGTAACCCGCTTGGCGGCGGCCGTCCCGCGCCGAACGGCGGCGATGCAGGCCCTGATTTCGGCTCGACCTCCCAGCAGCTGCAGCAGCTGAGCTACCAGCTCAACGATTTCTTTGTGCAGATCGCCTCGGGCGGCTCGGCGCTGACCGCATTCATCCAGCAGGGCTCGCAGCTGGCCGGCACCTACGGCGGCGTGCGGCCGGCGTTCCAGGCAGTGCTGAACCTGTTGACCCCGATGCGCGTGGCCGTCGGTGGCGCCGCCACTGCTGTCGCCGGCTTGACCTATGCATTCGTGCAGGGCCAGCGGGAGAGCCGCGCATTCGCCGATGCGATCACCATGTCGGGCAACTACGCCGGCCAGACCGAGGGCCGCTTCAATGCCCTTGCAAGTGCCGTTGCATCGAGCAGCCAGGCAACCGTCGGCGCCGCGCGCGAGGCTGCGCAGGCTGTCATCGGCACCGGCCAGATAGGCCCGCAGGTGTTCGACGTCGCGACCGAAGCCGTGGCGCGATATGCCCAGGCGACCGGCAAGACCGCCGACGAGGTGGCGAAGTATTTCGCCGCCATGGGCCAGTCGCCGGCGAAGTGGGCCGAGGAACACAATAAGGCCACCAACTTCATCACCGCGGCGCAGTACGAGCAGGTGAAGGCGCTGGAGGAAAGCGGCAGGGCAGCCGACGCCCAGGGCATTATCTACAACGCCCTGAACGAGCGCCTGCGCAAGCTCGAGCCGAACCTGAGCACGCTCGACCGCGCGCTGAACAATACCAAGAAGGCATGGTCCGCCTTCTGGAATGCGGCGTTCGACATCGGCCGCACCGACACGATCGAAGACAAGATCGGCTACCTGCAGAACGCGATCACCTCGGCGCGCGCCGGCGGCAATCCGTTTGGCCAGACCGCCAAGAGCAGCATGACGCGCGTGTCTGCCAGTGCCATCCCGGTCTACGAGAGCAGCCTGCAGGATCAACTGGCCGGCCAGGCGCGCGTGCAGGCGGACGCGCAGAACGCCGCCGACAAGGCCGAGGCGAACCGTGCAGCCATCGCTGCCGATGCCGTCGTCGGAAGCTACCTCAAGCGCGCCAAGGCTGCCAGCCAGTACAAGGACAAGCTGGACGAGCTCGAACGCAGCTTCAAGGCGAAGGCAATGGCCGGCGTGCCTGTCAGCGACGCAGACCAGAAGATCGCCCGCACGCAGCTGGCCAAGGACTTCGCGCCTGCCAAGGGCCCGAAGAACAACGACGCGAACCAGATCCTGGCCGCCCAGCTGCAGACCGACCTGCGCCGCATCAGCGACGCATTCGAGCAGCAGCGGGACGCGTTTCAGTTCCAGAACGAGTTTGTCGAGGCAGCCTACCGCAACGGCAATATCTCGATCAGCACGCTGCTGGAACAGCGCCGCCAGGTGATCGAGGACTCGGCACGTGCCGAGATCGCATCGCTGGACAAGGAAGAGGCGCGCCTCAAGCAGTACCTAGCCACGGTCAAGGATGGTTCCGAGCGCACGCAGGTGCAAGGCCAGATCGAGGAGGTCGGCGTTGCCCGCCAGCGGGTGGAGTTGCGCGCGCAGCGTGATGTCGTCCTGCTGAACGAGGAAGGGGCGGCAAGCTACCGCGCGCTGTCCGACCAGGTCGTGAACTACCGCGCCAACCTGCTGCAGATGCAGGGCGACGAGGCCGGCGCCGCAGCGCTGCGTGCACAGACCGTCATCACCAACGCCAAGCTGCTCGCGGCGCAAGCTGCGGGGATGCCGGATGCAAAGGTGGACGTGTCCGCGCTCGAGCGCGCGATCGCCATCACCGACCAGTTCAACGAGGTGCAGCGTCAAGCCTCGCTCCTGGCCGGCAACAGCGCGCGCGCCGAGGAATCCTTCCTGCTGGCCGCCGAGCAGTCGGGCCGGTCCCTGATCGAGACCGAACGCGGCCTGTTCCAGCTGCGCTCGCAGGAGCTCGACCAGCTGGGCGCCCTGGCGCGCAAGGCGAAGGAATTGGCCGACGCCTCGACCGATCCACGCATCAAGGCATTCGCCGCCGACCTGGCCCTCGAATACGCCAAGGCGGCCAACGCGATCGACCCAGCCCTGAACCGCCTGCGCGACGCGCAACGGGAACTGGCCGGCGGCTTGTCGCAGATCGCCGGCAATGGGCCGAATGCCTTTGCCCAGGTCTACAACCAGCGGCGCGCCGAGTCCGAGCGCGACATCAAGGCCTCAAAGGAGGAATACGACCGCCGGATCGACCAGCTGCGCGGCTATCTGGCGCAGGAGAAGGATGAGCGCAACAAGGCAAGTCTGAAGCGCCGCATCGATCAGCTGCAAGGCGAAAGCGACGGCCTGAAGGTCGAGTCGAAGGGCAAGGCCGCGCTCAACGCAGTGAACGAGGCGGTGCTCAAGCCGATGGCCGAGCAGGTGAGCAACACCGTCACCAAGCTTCTCATTCAGGACCCACTGCAGAAGTACCTGGAAGGCCAGCTCAAGTCACTGACCGAAGGCGACGGCTTCCTGGCCGGCTTCTTCAAGGATGCGCTGGGTATCGAGGCTGATCCCAAGCAGCAGGCCCTGCTGCAACAGACCGCGGCGATTACCGCATCGACCAGCGCGCTCGACGTGCTGACCGCGGCGGCGCAGAACGCCGCCAACGCGCTGGCCCGCGCGCCGGGCGCTGCATTGCCTGGCGACTTCCGCTTGCCCGGCGACGCTCCGGCTGTCGACGGCGAGCTGGCAGGTGTCGGGGATGCATCGGAATCGGTGTCGCAGTTCGGCGCCGAGACGCTCAAGACGACGTCGACCCTGGCGCAGCTGGCAAATTCAGCTGACCTTGGCGGCGGTGCGATGGCGCGCCTGCCGGGCATCATCGGACTGTTCCAGTCGGCTGTTGCCATGCTGACCAGTTCCAGCGCGTCGAACAGCGGCAGCGGCATCTTCGGCACCATCGCCGGCCTGTTCGGCGGCGGTGGCGGGTCGTACGAGGCGGCAGTTGCCTCGACCGGCATCTTCCACGTGGGCGGCATCGTCGCCGAGCCGAAGCAGACCCGCGACGTTCCCATGGGCCTGTTCGCCGGTGCGCCGCGTTACCACACCGGCGGCATCGTTGGCAAGAAGGCAGACGGAGCACGTTCCGCCCTGGCTGCCGCTGCCGAGCTGAAGGCGGGCGAGGTGCCGGCCATCCTCATGAAGAACGAGGAAGTGCTGCGCGCCGACGATCCGCGCCACCGGGCCAACCTGGGCGCCGAGGTATTCGCCAAGGTCATGCAGACCAAGGGCGAGAACTCGGCAACAGTGCTGCAGGGCCTGCTCGGGCGCCTGGGCGTGAAGGATGGTGGCGAATCTGCCGCATCCGGCGCGCTCAAGGTACGCGGCGCGCGCGAGCTTGGCGGGCCAGTCTCGGCAGGCGGCCTGTATCGCGTCAACGAGCGCGGTCCGGAGCTGCTGCAGGTGGCCGGCAAGGAGTATTTGATGATGGGCTCGCAGGGCGGCAAGGTCGAGTCTGCCGGCGCCGGCAAAGGCGAGGGCAAGAGCCTCAGCATTCAGGTACAAGTCACCGCACAGCCTGGGATGAGCCGGGCAACGGCGCAGCAGCAGGGCGCACAGATCGCGCGCGGCATCGCGCTCGCACAGAGGAGAAACGGCTGATGAGCATCACGGTATTCGCGGACGTCATCCTGCCCAACAGCATCATCACGGCCGGCGTGCGCGGCAAGAACATGCGCCGCAACGACCGGGTCCGGACCGACTCGGGCATCCAGTCGATCAACGTCGGCTGGACCGCGACGCTGCGCGAGTTCGAAATCGGCATTGCTCCAATGCGGGTCGACCAGTGGCAGACGCTGGAGACTCTGTACGAGATCACCGAGGGCGGCGCCTACGGCCTCCTGATGGAAGACCCGAAGGATTGCCTGGTGACGAACGGCGTGCTGGTGGCGGCCGAAGGCGGAGGCTACCAGCTGACCAAGCGCTACCATGAGCCGCGCTCGGGCCGCACCAAGGACCGAGCGATCACCAGGCCGCAGCAGTCCGGCCTGTCGATCCGGTCGGGCAACGCGCCGGTCTCCTTCACCGTCGACGTCTTGACGGGCAAGGTCACGATCGCGGGCAGTCCGGACCCGGCGACGCTGTCCTGGTCGGGCCGGTTCTACCTGCCGGTGCACTTCATGGATGACATGATCGACTGGGAGCTGGTCGCGCCGGGCAGCGCCGACGCGCGGTATGCGGCCGGGCCCTCGGTCATCCTGCAGGAGATTCGCGAGTGAAAAGCCTGTCTACGGCCTTGAAAAGCCACTACGCGGCCGGCACGACCACGCTGGCCACGTGCTGGCGCGCTACCTTGAGCGATGGAACCGTCGTCGCGGCGACGTCGCTGGACCGCGATCTCGTCATCGGCGGCGTCACCTATAAGGCGGCGCAGGCCTACAACCCGAGCGACATCGACTCGGCCAGCGAGCTCAATCCGGACAACCTCGAAGTCGAGGGCTTTCTCGCGTCGCCCTCGATTACCGACAGCGACATCCACTCGGGGCGCTGGGACTTTGCCCAGGTCGAGGTATTCGAGGTCAACTACAAAGACCTCGCTGCGGGCAAGAACATCATCCGCATGGGCACGCTGGGCGAGGTGCGCGGCGGGCGCAGTAAGTTCGTCGCCGAGTTGCGCGGGCTGATGCAGGCCTACACCCGCACCATCGTGCGCCTGACGACCAAGGAATGCATCGCGGACTTCGGCGACGCCAAGTGCGGCATCGACCTGGCCGCCTGGACCGTGACGGGATCGGTCGGCAGCGTGGCCGGCAACCGCGTGATCGCCGACCCGGCGCGGATAGAGGCGCTCGACCATTTCACCGGCGGCAAGCTGACCTTCACGAGTGGCCAGAACGCCGGCCTGTCGATGGAGGTCAAGCGATATATGCCGGGCTCGATCGAGCTGCACGAGCCGTTTTACCACCCGATCGAGGCGGGCGACACGTACTCGATGCACGCCGGCTGCCAAAAGCGTTTTGCAGAGGACTGCAAGGCGCGCTTCGGCAACCAGGTCAACTTTCGCGGCTTCCCGCACCTGCCGGGCGCCGACATCTACCGCAGCGGCATGATCGATTACGGCGACGCCGACGCCACACCAGAGGCCCCATGACCATTCGAGACGCCATCGTCGCCGCCGCCAGGAGCTACCTGGGCTGCAGGTATCAGCACCAGGGGCGCGTGCGCGCCGGTATCGACTGCGCGGGCCTGATTATCGCCGTGGCGCGCGATGTCGGGCTGCCAGCCGAGGACATGGCAGGCTACGCGCGCGTACCTGACGGCGTGGCGTTGAAGGCGCATCTCGACCGCCAGGCAAGGCCGGTGGCGTTCGCCAGCCGGCAGCCCGGCGACATTCTGCTGCTCGCTTTCGACCGCGGCCTGCCGCAGCACCTGGCCATCGCGACCGATCACGGAATGATCCATGCGTACGCAGGAGCTCGCAAGGTGGTCGAGCACCGGATAGATGACATGTGGGCGGCGCGCATCCTCGGCGCCTACCAGTACCCAGGAGTTGATGAATGAGCGGAAACCTGATCGGCGGCATCGTCGGCGGCGTGATCGGCTTCGCGATCGGCGGCCCTACGGGAGCGGCGCGCGGCTTCATGTTCGGCTCGGCCGTCGGCGGGATCGTCATGCCTGGCGAACTGCCGACGATCGAGGGCCCGCGCCTGACCGACCTGCGCGTGCAGGCGTCCGAGTACGGCCGGCCGATCCCGATCGTCTACGGGACCGTCGCGCTGCAGGGTAACGTCATCTGGGCTGCCGACATCAAGGAGGTGCGCAGCGAGACGGAGCAGGGCGGCAAGGGCGGCCCGAGCCAGACGACGGTCGACTATTCCTATTTTGGCAGCTTCGCCGTGGCAATCTGCGACGGCCCGGTCGAGGGCGTGCTGCGGATCTGGGCGGGGCCAGAAAAGCGCCTGGTCTACGATGGCGTCACGCTGGAGGGCGGTGCGGTCCGAATCTACAAGGGCGACGAAAATCAGCTGCCGGACCCGCTGATCGAGCAGTTCGAGGGGGCGGGAAATGTGCCGGCGTACCGCGGCACGTGCTATGTCGTGTTTGAAGACTTCCCGCTTGCGAAAGACGGCAATCGCCTACCATTTCTGACGTTCGAGGTTTCCACTGCAGACGATGGCGGGACGTGCGGGGCCGATTATGAACTAATCGGTACGCCACCGAATCAGGGCCGGCTTTATGATGTTCCTCCTGTAAAGCTGGGCGACTTCCCCAGCGGTTGTTTCTTGTCCTCAGGCGTGCGGCCAGCCGCCATGGACAATGACGGCAATCTCTATGTCGTGCTGAGTGAGCAGCTCGCCGGCGGCGCCTACCGTTGGTTCGTTCGCAAAGTCTCCATTCACGCGCCCGTAACGCAATCGACGCTCGAACTCGGCGATGCATTCAACTCGCTCTTCAGTTGCAATATCGCGTATGACCCGACCGCCAATGTGCTCGGAATCATCCAGGAGGGCCGCAAGAACTTCGCGGTGATTGATTGCAGCACATTCGAAGTCGAGCATTCGCAACTGCCATTTGCCAAGCGGGACATCATCTATAGCGAGGCCCAGGGCCGATTCCGCATGCTGGATTCCAGCGCCGAATTTGTAAATGGCGAGCTGAGCCCGGATTGTTATGGTCTGCCTTTCCCGCGGTTCAGCGGCCAGCTTGTGGACTGCGCTCACCATGGGATTGCGGTAATCGCCCAAGGCTGGACTTACCTTGATGGCAAGCGAATTGCAGAGAAGAGTTTGCCGATTTACGACCCGGTGCGCGATCGTTTGCTAGGTGTACTTGGTCACACATCTGGCAGCACAGGGTATTACGATTTCCAGACCGAGCAAGTTGTAACGCCAGCCGACCTCGGACCAGCCTACCGCCTGCATGCGCGCTACATTCCCGCAATCGATAAAATTATCTGGAATGACGCGGACGGCTTTGTCGTCATGGACCCTGCCGAGTTTTCCCCTGCTGCATTTCCAGACGAATGCAAGCTTTTCGGCGGACGGCTGCTATATGCCGACATGAGCACAGTGCAGTTCTCGGGCGCCGTAGGCGTGCCCGTGGCGGTGCCGAACGCGCAGAACAAGGTAATTGTCGTGCCAACTGGCGGGTACAACGCTTTGAACGAACCCAGCGACATCTTCACTTTCTCGCTTGGCGTGCGTGGTGGAGGGGTGCCGCTATCCAGTGTGGTCGCGGACCTTTCCGAGCGGGCCGGCCTGACGCGGTATGACGTTTCGCAGCTCGACGCAGACATGGTCGATGGCTATGCGATCGCCAAGCAGACCGATGTCCGCTCAGCGATCGATGCGTTGCGGCCTGCCTACTACTTCGACGCGGTCGAGTCCCAGGGAATCGTCCGATTCGTCAAGCGCGGCGGCGCCGTAGCTGCAACGATTCCAGATGGGGATCTTGCTGCGCACGTTCCTGGCGATGAGGCGGGAGAGCCGCTATCAACGGTCCGAAAGCAGGAAATTGAATTGCCGCGTGAAGTCAGTGTGGCATACATGCTCGCCGCCAATGACTATGAGCCAGCGGTGAAGACCTCGCGGCGCCTGACTGGAGCAAGCCACGACGTGGCGTCCTACGAGATGCCGCTCGTGCTCACCGACACGAAGGCGCAGCAGGTGGTAGACGTCATCCTGCACAGCGAATGGGCGGGCCGGCTGTCGTATCAGTTCGCGACCTCGCGTAAATATGCCTACCTCGAGCCGACCGACCTTGTCGTTGTCAGGGGCCACTTGATGCGGATCGTAAAAGTGTCGGCCACACCCTCGGGCGTAATGAAGTTCGAGGCGGTCTCGGACGATACGCACTATTACGCGCCGCACGTGGTTGTCACCGAGACGCCGCCGGTGATCAAGGAAGTCGCGCAACCGCAAGCAACTACTCTGGAGCTGATGTAAATGAATATCAACATGCTCCGCGACCTGGACGACGATCCCGGCTTTTACATGGCCGCGTGCGGCAAGGACGCAAAGTGGCCGGGGTGCGTCGTCTACCAGTCGAGCGACAACGGCGCCACCTACCAGGCGATCGCCAGTGTCAGCAAGGCGGCAACGATGGGAACGGTGGTCGGCGCGCCACTGGGCGACTTCAAGGGCGGCAATGTGCCCGACGAGATCAACGTCCTGCGCGTCAAATTGAAAGTTGGAGAGCTGTCGAGCGTGCCGTTTGCCTCGCTGCTGGAAGGAGCGCAGCAGGCCGTCATAGGCGATGAGGTGGTGTGCTTCCGCAGCGCCGCTCTGGGCAGCGACGGGACTTATACCTTGAGCGGCTTTCTGCGCGGCCGGCGCGGCACCGAACACCTGATCGGCGTACACGTGGCCGGCGAGCGATTCGTCTTGCTCAGCCCGACCACGATGCATCGGGTTGCGCAGACGACAGCCGACATCGGCAAGACCCGGCTGTACAAGGCTGTCTCGATCGGCATGTCGTTGGCGAAGACGGCCGCGCAGAGCTTCACGAACGAGGCAGCGGGCTTGAAGCCCTACGCGCCGGTGCATGTAGGCGGCGGGCGGGATGCGAGCGGCAACGTGTCGATCCACTGGACGCGCCGCACACGCGTTTCCGGCGAATGGCGGGATAACGTCGACGTGCCGCTGGGCGAAGCGTCCGAGCGGTACGAGGTCGAGATCCTGAATGGAGCGACGGTCGTACGCACACTGAGCACCACGACTCCGGCCGCCGAGTACAGTGCAGCCGATCAGGCCGCGGACTTCGGCGCGCCGCAGTCGTCGCTGTCGATCAAGGTCTACCAGTTAAGCAACGTCGTCGGTAGGGGCTACCCGGCAGCCGCCATCATCTAGCAGCATTCGATCCAGCCAAGGCCGCTTGCGAAGCGGCCTTTTTGCATTGGAGCCTCCATGGCAAACAGCACTACCAATCTCGACCTGATCAGCCCGTCCCAGGCGAACAAGGAGGTCACGGCGAACAGTCTGTTCGATGCCGCTTCCCCCGCCATGTTGTATGGACGGCGCGCTTCGGCCACTGCCGGCCTGACCTGGGGCTATTACGGTGGCGCGGTGTCGATCAGCGGTACTCCAACCAGCATCTCCAACGGCACGGTCACGCTTGCAGCCTCGTCGACGAACTATGTCGAAGCCAATCCAGCAAATGGCTCGGTGTCGGTCAATACCGCCGGCTTTACAGCCGGCAGGACCCCACTGTACCAGGTGGTGACGGACACAGCGACCGTGACGAGCTATGCGGACCTGCGCACTGGCGGTACAGGTCCCGCAGGCCCCGCTGGGCCAACAGGGGCTACTGGCGCGCCGGGCGCAGCCGGCGCTACTGGCGCAGCCGGGGCGACGGGGCCTGCAGGTCCCGGCGTGCCAACCGGCGGCGCGGCAGGACAGGTGCTGAAGAAGACGAGCGGCACGGACTACGCGACGGCCTGGGCATCCGAGCCGCTGGTTGCAATTCCGTTCTACCCCGGCGTGCCACCCGCGAGCGCCCTGATGCTCCTGTTCCCAGCCCCGGCCGGCATCACGACGCTGACCTTCGCCGCAGCGATGGCCGGCAGTTCGGGCAAGGCTTTGGTAGCTGCCACCGCGCAGACTGATTTCGACGTGCGAAAGAACGCGAGCAGCGCATCGACGGGCACAAGTGTCGGCACGATCCGGTTCGCAGCCGGGGCGACGGAGCCAACCTTCATCGCGGCCAGCGGCTTTACCCTGACGGGCGGATCGGATTGGCTGACCGTGTGGGCGCCCGCAGCACCTGACGCGACGCTCGCAAACATCGCAGCAGCACTGTACTGCACGCGCTCGTAAGCGCATCGAAAGGATCAAACATGACTTTCTACTTCGTTGGTGGCGAGGATCACGATTTCACAAGGATCGGCGCATGCAGCGTGGATACGGCGACAACTGCCGCTCGCAGTACTAGTAATGCGCGCTGCGCGCTCCTGGTGGAGCGGGTCGCATCCAGAACTGATGGCTGGGTCTGCAGGTTCGATAGTTCCCAGTCCGCCTTTTGGTTCACCGCCCAGATGTTCATTGAATCGGGCGGCAGTACTAGCGCATCACCTCCCGAATGCGTGTCCTTTCTGGATGGCGCAATTCGTCGCATTGGACTGGAGATATCTTCGAGCACTTTCAGGCTGTACAAGCGCAATGCAGCTGGAACAAAAACCAACCTCGCAACTTCTAGTGTCGTGATCACCACAGGGGTGCGCCAGAAACTTGATATCCAGGTCTCGTACGGGGTAACTGGATTCGTGAACGTTTATCTCAACAGCTCCCTGATACTCAACTATGCCGGTGATTTGACGACCGACGGCACCACGTCCTTGAATGGCGCGGTGCTCGGCCCGAGTCACTTTGGCATCGGAAGCGGAACGCAGGGCAATATGTACTGGTCCGAGGTCATTAGCGCAAGTGAAGATACGCGAGCCCTTAGCCTCGTCACTTTGGCGCCTACGGACAATGGGGCAAGCTTTACATGGACTACGGGGAATTATGCGGCCATCGATGAGATTACGACCGATGACGCAGACACGATCACGAGTGCCACCCCCGGGCAACTTGCGCAGTTCGCGGTCGGCACCGCGGGCATTATTGGAACACCAGCGATTCGCGCCGTGTGTATTTCAGCGCGCGCGCAAAAGGGCGGCGAGGGCCCGCAGAACGCGAAACTCAATGTCCGTGTTGCCGGTATTAACCATCTGAGTTCGACCGTGGCGCTCCCTGCTGCCATGAGCCGAATCGCTTATACCTTTCCCGTCAATCCTGGCACCGCAGGCCCATGGGCTTACAGCGATTTGATCGCGGCCGGCTTCAACATCGGCATTCAGTCGGAGGCGTGATCTTATGGCTGATGTATCGAAGCTTAATGCATATGCCGTCATTGGCAGCCCGCACGATAGGATAGCGATCCCAAAGCTGACCGCCTATGCCGTTACAAACGATGCAGCGAAGTACATAAGCCTCTCGAAGCTGACCGCCTACGCGGTCGTGGTTGAATCGCCCGCAGTTGTCGCCCGGCCGCATGTTTTCGTCTGCACCTAACCAGAAAGGACATCATGGATATCACGATCACCGTCGCCGGCCAAGTCCACCTTGCGGCATTGAGCCGCGCCTTGGCCGCCTACAACGCCAGCAATCCGCCGCTGGCTGAACAGCAGTTCCTGCAAAAGCTTGTTGACGGGCAGCTCAAGGGTTTGATCACGGCCTACGTGGTCACGCAACTCACGAAGCTGGCCTTCCTGAACCGCTTCACAGCAAGCGAGCGCATCGCGATTCGCGCCGCGGCCGAGCAATCCCCGGCGATTCACGACTACATGGCCATGCTGGACGCCGCGCAGGACGTGGACCTGCTGGACGCGCGCACCATCGGCGGCGTGCAGGCGCTGGAAGCTGCCGGCCTGCTGGGCGAGGGCCGCGCAGGCGAGATCCTGGCGCTGTAGCCATGTGCCGCGCGCTCCTGTTCGTGGCGATCTTCCTGACCTGCCAGGTCGCGCATGTGCTGGCATCGCTCTGGATGATCGGGGCGGCATTGGTCGGCAGTGAGCGTGCCTGGAAGATCATTCTCGGCTACGACTACCTGGGCAACAGCGTCACCGGCGGCGAGCCGGGCGAGTTGATCAGCACGCGCGCCAACCG